CAGTGAAGAGGAAGCAGTATCAATTTAATATAGCAATTATTTAATATTCGTTATAGTAGTTACCCCAAGTTTTGTTTCCATGTTAGAATCTGCTCCGTCATAAACCCATACATTTTCTTTTGTGAGAGTAACTTTTGTGTCAGTAATACTAACTTTATTGCTTTCGCCAACTTTTACCTTGACTCTCTTCATAATTTCTGCTGTTTTAGAACTCTTACCTCCAGTCATCAGCTCCCAAAGCTTAGGTGTCTGAATCTGCGTTTCAATCGTAAGAGTACCAGCACGTTCTCCAGAGAATGTAATTTTCTTTGGATGACCTTTCCCGCCGTACGCAAATACGTTTTCACCTGTCAATTCCTGACTTGATGTATTTGCGTAATCACAGAAAAGAAATGGTTCTTTTGTTTTATAATCTACAAACACCATGTCACAGACTTCTCGGTTTGCCATCTGTTTTCCAAATTGATTTGCCATTTTAATTTCCTCCTATATAAGATTTGTTTTTTTTGCAATAAAAAAGACACTGAATTACTCAGCGTCATTTTTGTTATATATATTTGAACTCCAAGCACCAAACTTGAATTTCTTTTCTTTATCTCCCCATACAGACACCTGTGTAGAAGCAATGTCATATTGATCAATTATCTGAAGCCTTTCAAATTCATTGAATAATTGATAAATTGTAATATCCCATATATTTATCCAGTTTAATGACAGGCTTCTTACAGCAACGGACGATATGATGTTAGGTAAAGACAAATCTGGATTTCCGCCAGAACTTTTTTTGAATTCACGTTTTACCTTTTGCAACCTCTTGTATATTTTTAATCCACGTTTATTTTTGATCTTTGTAATATCAGTCACTTCTGTATTGTCCGGTGTAATATGCACTCGTTGAAGAATTATATCCAACACATCATAATAATTTTTAGAATTTATAATTCCTTTTGCTAGAAGTTCAGTATCGCCATTTTCTCTAACAATTTCCTCTGTGTATAGAAATGATTTATATTCATCAAACCATTCGAAATCCTCTACAAAGAAAAAATTGAGAGCATTTTTAATCATATTTCTAAAATTTGAATCATACAAAATAAGGTCAAATTTTGTATACAAATTAATATCTGGATCTTCTATTTTAAAATCTTCAATATAATCACTTGGAGTCATTCTTAGACACGACACATATTGTGCATAGACGTAATAAGATATGTCAGCAATCTCAATGAGCTTTGGAGATTTAATTCTTCCAATTCCAACAAGATCAAGTGGGAGAGGGGAGATTAGATCAAAATAATCTAATTTCATAATTCGCTAAATATTTTTGAATTTAAAATCTGATGTTGTAAAAACCAATTGTCTTCCGTAATATTTACTATTTGGAAAGTAGTAATTTACAGATTCCAAATTCAATTCTCCTATACCATATTTATTTGTTTCATGTAATTGACGCTCAACCATATCAGCTAAAATGTCAGCTCTTGTTCCAGAATATCCGTCTTTGTGATATTTCATGCAATCCTTATGACAGTACGCATAGACAATAATCTGAAGAGTTTTCATAGTCCTTGTCTGTTGTTTGAAATTTACTTCAAAACAAAGATATGGTTTAACCTCTGTTTGAGTATCTTCTATATATAAATAAGGAAAGATTTGAGAATACACCAGATCGTCAACATCATCTGGCATATAATTATCACCTAATAGTAATTCACAAATATCAGACGAATCTAAAAATGATAAAAGAAGCTTTGATTTAAAAATTCCAATATCTTTTAATACTGTTTTATTCATAATGTCTTCCTTAAAATAAATTACTAATTTCGATTTTCTTTTCAGAAATTGGATGTGAGTTAGAAATGATTTTCAGAGATAAAATTTTTCCGATATACTGTTCATCAGATATTAGTATTTCAATTGAATTTTCGTAGATTGTTTTTTTTACCTGGATATCATCAGATACATGCCAAGTATAATTAGTACATTCAATTTCTTCAGTACAACTCTCGTCGCTGTAAAATTTAACATAATATGTTCTTTTTCTATTAATCTTTATAGAATCACTTCCGATAATTTTAGCAAAAACAGTTCCTTTATCATTGTCATGTTCTGAATGATCAATATCTATATAGTCACAAATGCCAAGTTCCTGACTGTCTGTTTTAAGATTTAATTCTGTCTTATCTGCAATAAAACTTAAAACACTCCCATGATATTCATCTCCATAATCATATAAGATATCGTCTGTTCTCGTCATTTTAAACACTTTTTCCGGATTTATTTTTCTTTTGTCAATAAATACTCTTTTTCTATCCAAGTTTAGACATTCAGAATCTCCCGGTGTGAGAATCGTATATGTATTAGATGAAAGCGTAATCGTATAATTCCCATTTTCACCTACATCATATTTACTGGCTGAAACAGCGTTGCACCAACGCTCAATAATCTTTCCTTCAGAATTTTGCCATCGCAGTAAATATTGACACAATACCATTGTAGCTTTTTCGTATATTCCGTTATTTCCCGGATAGCCATTTATCAGCCAATACCTATTTTCAAAAAATACATACATTCCAGCTTTTACAGTTCCTATAGAAAAAAGTACTGTTCTTTCCAGTGACTTCAATTGTGTATCTGCTGTATTTCCTTGTACGATGCAACGAATGTTTTTACCTTTGCTCAAATCGCTATTATAAAGAATAACAGAAACCGCAATATCAGTTTCTAACGATTCCGCAAAAGCATCATCCTTGTTTTCTACAAACATGTCATTCTCAAATCCACCGGTTACATTTGGACGAGTGTTCTGACTTAATAAATACCATTCTTGCATATCGCGTCCTCCTAAATAAAAGCAGTTACTTTCTGGTTTCCAACCATCGTATTTGCCTTTTCTGCGACGTAATCAAGTTCCGCTTTTGTTGCAGTTTTAGATCCGTTAGACCCATCAATTCCAATATCTTTTCCGGTTATGCTGATTCGTTTATTGACTTTAGAATACTGACGTTCTTGATATGATTGTTTCATAAATTCTGCCAAAGTATCAATAACATATCTATCCAATTCAGAATCAAATTGATTTAATTCCACGTCAAAATGTAAATCACTTAATTCTGCAGAATACCTTCCAATTGCCTTCTTAAACCATTCCATTTCTAGTGATAAAGGCAATACTGTTTTATCTGCAAAAGAAGACTCAAATGATTGTATCACTTCGTTAGCTGTTGTATTACCCATTCAAATCACTCCTAAATCTTATGTTCTACGTAATTTTCTACGATTCTAATTTTTTCAAAATCGTTAAGTTTTTCTCTTTTAATAATTTCTAAAATTGCAAATTTTTCGGCGCGTGTAACGACAAGATCCTTCAGTTTCTCTTCGAATGTCTTTAAGGTTTTGTATTCAAACAATTTCTTGACAGCATCTACTGTAAGAATATTTTGCACCTGTTTTCCATCTTCACTCTCAAAATCAACTTCAATTCTTGTTGGCTTATCATCAACATAAAGTGTTGCATGAGAACCTCTGTCGTCTATTCCTGTCAATAATCTATTACCGTTCTGAATCTGTGTAATAATTTCACTTCTTTGTAAGCGAACTGTCCCATTTGCAGGAATTGTTACATCGCCATTTGTTTCAATTCTCTTGAAACCTGTTGTCCAATTTGCGATACTTTTAATAGTTACTTTCTGCTCAAGATTTAATTCCTGTACTGTGTTTTTGTCTTCAATCATTTTCTGTTTCCTCCATAGCAATTAATGTAATTTTATCAACTAATTATTTTTAAACAGTATGTATAATTTCTTTATATAATGCAATTACTTTATCCAGTCGTTCTGACTTCTTGAATGTATGATATGGCATACCATTTTTCTTGTTTACAGATTTTGAAACATATGGAATATCATATGCCATAATAAAGTATGATAATTTTTTTGAATAACAATAGAAATATTTATTCATATTTAATTGTTTTCTCCTTTAAACTAAAATAAGATAGTTTCCACATTTAAAATAATGCGAAAACTATCTTAGATTTACTTGAAATTATTTTCCAAGAGAATCAAGGTTCTGATCATGAAGCATACCCACTTCATATTCTCTTCCAGGTACTACAAGACAACCAAACTCCATGTCAAATCTGGATAATTGCATTCCTGTTGTAACATCGTTTCCAGAGAATGATGTTAGTCCACCTCTTGTTACAGTATGAATTGGAGACTGTCCACCCTGCGGAATTACAAATGCAAGTCCAGCCGGTAACATTGTCTCAAAGTTTGTACCATCTTTATTCAGAGTTGTCAGATCATACGGATTTGGAATCTCTGCAAGAGTGGCTCCATTGTATACGCCCATCAGTCCTGTATTATGAATCTCATCCATGATTGTACGAGAGATTCCGTTTACAGTCGGTGTTGTTCCCTCATATCCAGCGAATCCATTAAACTGTGCAATCATAGCATAGTCACCAGAGATTGTTGGTTTACCAAAACGTCTTACATTTGCAATAACTCCATCGACACCTGTCTTTGTAAGTCCTGCTCCTTCAAAGAAATATTTCACACCTTTTGCATCTTTAATTGCTTTATATGTAGTGTCGATTACATATTTAGCAGCTTTATTTCGGATGTCTACACGAACCTGTTCCTGAAGTTCATTCTCATCACTCATATCTCCAAGTGCTGCTTTTCTGTAGTCAACTGCATAACCACCAGAAATAGTAGTTGTTGCAATCGGTACACGTCTTTTTCTGATTGCTGGGAATTTTACATCCTGACCAGCAGCCTGAATTTCAGCACCAGTATTTACATACTCTGTGATTTCTACTTCACAAGATTCATTGTATCCGATTGGTTTGTAATTTCCATAAATTCCAAGCAGTTTGATTTCCTGCATAAGTACTGGCTGCATTTTGAAACGTCTCAGTTCATTGATTTCAGAAATTGCTACTTGATCATTTGTCGCAGCTCTGCTGTTCAATTCTTTAATATATTTAGCTGCAGCATCTCCCTTTTTACCAAACTTTGCTAATTCTTTACCATCTGTCATAGCAGAGAATACTTCTACAACTGGAGAATTGGCATTAATTTTTCCACTTACAAAAGAAGCATCTCTACGTTCGTTATTTAACTCAAATGTATAACTCATTTATATACCCTCCTTCAATTAGCCTTGTTTTGTAACAACTTTGGCAACAAGACCAATTTTGTTTCCAATAATCTCAGTTACTTCAAAATAAGGAGCTACACTAGCACCTGTAATTAATTTTCCTGTTGCATCAGATTTCAGTTTATTTCCTTTTGCAAAAGTTGCTGGTAACTGAGCGCCGTATACTTCGATTTCCTGTCCCTCAAGTTTTTCAAAGTCTACGACTCTTACATGAGATCCAGCAGGAATTTTATATTCTGGCATGTCCATATCATCACCAACTTCGACCTGCATAATCGCCTGTTTTGCGTCTGCTTTTGGAGCAAACTTTCCAGATGTGACTGCACCAAAATCTCCATTCAGTGCATCTTTATCAATAACTGCATCCATAAATGGGTATAATTTCTCGATCTGAGAAATTCTTCTGAATTTAATCATCTAATTCGTCCTCCTCTTAAAAAATGTTTACTTCTTCGTCATCATCGACATATTTCTCGCTGCATACTTCTGAGAAAATATCTTCAATTTTTACTTCTTCTGAATTCTGCTCAGAAATACGAGCTTCAGATTCTGCCTGTTTCTGTTTTGCAACAATTTCCATGCAGATTTTAGATTTAATAGAATTGATTTCAGATGTGACATTATTTAACTCTGATTTCTTTTTACATGCATTAATTTCATCTTTTAATTTTTTAATGTCCTCTTTAGCAACTTCTTTTTCTTCATCGCTAAAGTCTTTCAGAGCAGCCTCGACCTCAGAAAGTTTTTCAGATGCTTTTGCTTTTGTTACCTCTTTTTCGAGATCCTCTTTTTCATCATCTTTCTTCTTCATGTCTTTTTCCATCTGCTCAACTTTTGCATTCAGTTCTGCAATCTGTGTGTCTCTAGCAGCAATATCAACATCTTTTGCTTCAATCTGTGAATTCAGTTCTGTGATTTTGTTGTTCAGCTCAGAAACTTCATCATCGTGTGATTTCTTTTCACTGTTAATTTCTGCAAGAGTAGATTTGAGAACTTCCTCAAATTCTTTCTTATCGAATTCCATGTTTTTCTTTTCCTCCTTGTTTGTAGTTTTTCTCTGCGAAATCTCAAGTACCACAGCCGCATCGTCACTTGGAGAAATGCTTAAGAGCGCACACCCCGAAAATGAATAAATCATGGGTGATCTCATATTTTCGTTATATCCATCTTCATATATGATTTTGTTATCATTTTCTTTTAGTCCCATAATTTCAATAGAAGTACACACTTCACCTACTGCAAATCCCTTTCGCACCCAATCAACCAATTTAGGATATCTCTGATAATATAGATACCCGTACCCACACAAAGCCTCTATTTCATCTCCATTGATATCTTTAATTGTTTCGATTTCTGCTTTCTCAAAAGTTCCGACGACTTCAGAGTTTTCAAATACTGGTTCATGAACCCCATTTGAATCCACAACTTCTCCTGTTAACCCATGTCCGAGAGGGCATGATTTATCTTCTGATGCAAACTCACAACACAATGGCATTCCTTTAACTGAATCAATTGCGTTTAATACATATTCCTTTTTCCAATGGATACCATTTTTGTTAGTTTCATTTGGATCGTCATGAATTTTAAGAAGGGCAATTTTGATTGGAACACGTCCGTTTTTATTAGATCGCTGAGAAATTTCGAGGATATTATTTAACATAAGATTTATCCTCCTTTGTTTACATAAAATAAAAGTGATCTACTTATTAGCAGACCACTCGTTTAACAATTTATTTAATTTTTCATCTTTAACTTGAACCTCTCATGACTAAAGTCACATGTGTTCTCGACATATCTCTATAAAACTAATTTTCCTTTTAACTATTTATTATCACTTGGACTTGGGTTTAAGTTTCCACCACTTTCTCTACTTTTGATTGTATTTTCTGTGGGATTATCTGTTTCTGGTTTTTTAGCATTATCAGAATTAGATCCGTTCATTGTCCAAGATGTTTGATGTGGTTTATATTTTTCAAACACTCCACTTTCAATTTCTTCATCTAAAACTGAAAAATATGCGTCAGGATCCACACCTGTACTAGCAACGAGAAAACTCATAGATCCTCCGGAATCCGTATACAACTTCGACATCATTTCAAAGAAGTTCTTCCTATTTACGAATGAAGTAGGAAAGTAGTAAATCTCAATCTTATTTTTATCATTTTGGATAATATTTTTATTGATTACATAATTTAATTCATTCTGCCATTCATATACCCATGTATATAATTGAGCTGTAATCATTTCTAAGTTACTTTGTGATGCGCCATAATTACCTGTAGTCATTGCGCCAATTAAAGCAGAAGATATTCCAAGATCAAGCGAAATCTGGTCATTTAAATCAGATTCGTTTTTACTATCAAAAATATCTGTAGACACATCAATAGAATCAAGTTTTGTTCCTGCGGCAACACTAAAGAATGAAATTCCGCCACGAGAATTTTTATTCATAACTGCCTGACGAACGGTAGCATGTTGTTGCTCCTGTTGTTTATTTGTAAGCGAACTTGTCCCTTTGTCCTTACCTTCTGGAAACGTTTGATAGATAATTTTATTGTTAATTTCATCTAACACGTTTCTCTTTGTGTCAGTGAAATAATCTTTATATAATACATCTGCAAGTGCAGCGATAATTAAACTTCGACCCCAAGGTTCAGAATCTTTACACTTAATTTTTCTGCACATTGTATGATTGTTATCAAGTACAACCCAGTCTCCGCCAGTTGTACCATTTTTTCGACTATTGTATGCTTTTACAATTTCTTCTGGATATTTTCTTAATTTTCTTTCAATCTTGTCTCCAGTGTAGTCATCAAAATATCTCAAATTAAATGCAAGAACATATCTGCCATTTTTCTTTCCAACTATTTTTGTATATCTCCATGGAAGTGTTATAATAGATGCATTGATTCCAACTTCATTGATTTCTACAATATTTTCAACATCATAGTCCGTCATGAATTTAGACTTATCATAATTCTTCTTTTTCGTTTCGAAATAGAAGAATGCAATTCCATCCAACATACATGTAAACAGTGCGTTTCTAACAAACTGCTTATCGTCAATTTTTTCAAGAGTGGATTTCATCAAGGCTTTGTTTGCCTGAACGGTCTTCGTATTTTTCCTATTTTTACTTATTAAGATACGATCAAGACAAGGAAGCGCAGTCATATAATCGACTGAGTTAGACACGATTCCATTTTTGGTATATACAAAATTAGATAAGCGAATTGCTGCATCGTGATTCCCAATAGGGTCACGCAAAATAGAATCGATTTCTTCCTTAGAAAAATAATCATAAATACCGCATGAGAATAATAAACTGGACATATCTACAGGCGATATATAACTATTAAATTCATATATATTTTCATCAGCAGTAGGAGAGGACTCGTTTTGAATCTCTACCGATTGCTCTTTATTAATTTCTGACATGTCCTCCTCCTTTCTGTTAATTTATAAGACACGTAAATTCATAATCGGAAACTGCATATATATCTCGACAAAATTCATTTATGTACCATAATACATATATTGTTGCAGATACACGGTCTTTGTCTAATTTGTTTACGACCTTTTCAATAGTCACCCCACCATTTGACAAATGTTTTAATTTGAGATTTGCAATTTCTTCAAATAAACAATCGGTTTGAAGATAAGGAGCTATACAATTATCAAAGTCGTCATATTCCTTTTCTGTAAATTCAGATTGTTGTTTGCTTTCCAACATTCTAAATTTTCCACTGTCAACAACATCAATAAAATTAGTAACAATTTTACTTTGCGCAGATTGTGCTTTTAGATTATATAAAATTTTTTCTGCAATTTCTGGGACTTCTGGCATATTATCATCATTAATAGTGTCCCAACATCCTAAAGATTCTTTGGTTATTGGATCGAAACTTTCTTTAAGCAATTCGTCGATCAATCCGGCTCCAAGACCGTTCCCATCAACAATTACATTTTTTGCATTATAAAGTTTTTTGTATTTCTTAATAACACATGCTTGTGCAGTGAAATTCATAATATTTGGAATATTTATAAGATTGACAAGATCCATTGATACAATTTTTGTCTTGTCTTTTGTTCTATTGACTTTTATTACAGAAATGAATGATTGATTATTGCTTGTATTTTGGCTTCTTGCAACATCTACGCCAATATAAAATTCATCTTCTTTGTTTTTTGATGATAGAACAGGAGATGTCAAAGACCTACAATTCATAAGTTTATTAATATTCACTAACGCCCCTGAAGCAGCTCCAACCCATTTTGATTCATAGTTTTGTGCAAATGATATCATTGTCATATCACGTTTTTTTTGAAAAATCTGACTCTTTGTTGAGCCTCTTCCATACCAACAAGGGAGCCAAAAACTTGAACCAAGAACTATTTTACCGTTAAGATTTATCATATCTTTTACCATATCAACAGACCGTTGATATTCATCAGATCCTTTGAATCCAGCAGTAGTGAAAAAGTTAATTTGCTGATTCAATTCTTCTGGATCAACTATTGAGTATTTTCCAACACAAACTCTAGGCACTTCAACAATTGGCAATAGCGCATCCAAAAATGTATCATTATCAATTAATGCAGACTCCTCCATATTAATACGTTTTCTACGTTGCCCCTTCGATGTTTGTGAGTTTGCTAAGTTATCCAGTCTTGATCCATTTTTGAATACAACGAGTGCGTCTCCTTTAGCAAAATTAGCTTTATCTATTTCATTTTTTAGCAATGGATAAAATCTAAGTATTTCATTATACTTATCTTTTAAAAGATCTGCAGCATTTTCTTTTGTTTGAGCAGATAACGAAATAGAAATTTCTGGAAAAAATATACAAGCTAACATGGACGCAAGCACTTCGTCAAATGTTTTTCCATAACCTCGCGGAAATACTCCATAAAAAGACGTGAATCTTAACATTACTCTTAGATAAATACGCTGATCTAAATGTAAATTTAATCCGCCTTTGGGCGGTTTTGTTAAATCTAAGAATGAATCAGGGAACCATCTTGAATAACTACAAAAATATTCCCAATTATCGATATTAAATCCGTAATCATCCATTTAATCACCGTCCTTAAAATCTGCAGGTATAGTGATAAATTTTTCAATAGTTTCTCTATTTAATTCAGTTGTATCGTCAGAAAAAATACCATACGGGTCTCCATACATTTCAATATATTCTGTTTTCTTTCTGTCATAGAATTCGTAAATATCTTTATATTCAACTTCTGGCATGTTGTTTAAATTTCTTTCATAGTTCACATAACACCATATAATGAAATCGGCAGCATCTTTGGGTTGATATTTAAATTCTGGGAATATAGAAATCCTTTCTTTCGCTCCTTCGACGGCAGAAAATATATCACTAAAATTTACGATTCCACCTTGTAAATCTTCCTTGGACAACTGTCTTGGTGTCAATTTTGCTTTTTCAGCAGCGTCCTGTGCAGCAGAATACCATTTCTGTGCCTCTTGTACATCTCCTCTTGATGTAGCCATTTCTTCTTTTACTTTAAAACGTACATATGTAAGCAATGCCTCTTTATGAAGATTTGTCTGTATGACATATGTTTTAGTCATATCGTCATATTTTTTGCACATCTTTTTGTATTCTAGCCTTGTAAACCCTTCGCCAAACATTTCAATCATGTCTGGTGTCACTTCAAAATCATCAGATTCAGAAATAATTATTTCATCATTTTTTTTACTTTGTAAATCTTTTTTGTATTTACTACGCTCAGTTTTCTGAATGACGGTACTGTGTTTTTGTATAAAATTTTCTTTTTCAGATTCTTCATAACTTTTTGAAGAAACTTGTCTTAAAGAAGCAATATTCTTCATATATAGACGTATTATAGAATCTCCGCAATGATGCACTTCTTCTTCAGACATAAAAGAATGTTCCTTTTTAAATTGATTAAAAGCACTTTGTAATAAGTCTTTATAAAATGGTTTATCAATTTGTCTAAGGATATTTTTGAATTTTTCTTCGCTGACTTCGTTAGTATTTTCATCTATACTTGATTTAATAATGCAATCTTTACAAATCGGAGTTTTTTTATCAAGAGCATGTAATGGTGATTTACTCATATAAAAATCAGATAATGGCTTTTCTTTTCCACAGCAAGAACAATGTTTTTTCTTTATTTCTTTTTTTGTAGCTATAATTACACCTCCATTAACTTAACCAAAGTATTACTTTTATTTTCTGAAAGCTCAGACCCAGATTTGAACTGGGAACAATTGATTACAAGTCAATCGTTTTACCTTTAAACTATCCAAGCATAATAATAGGACGGCAGTAGCACCGTCCTGTTTTATACATATTTACTGAGCAATAATCCCAGCAGTTCTGAGACTTGCCAACAAAGCATTAAGTTTATCTTTTACATCTGCATCTCCTGCGTCTGCAACTGCAACGCCTTTTTTTGGCAATTCAGTTTTTGTTGCATATTTCTTATCTGCATCAACTGTCTTCATATATGCAGTAATAGCATCAGATCCAATCTTAGTTTTCAGTGCATCTCCAACAGCTTTTGCATCCGCAGCTTTTCCTTCCACAGCAAGTGTTTTGTCAAGTTCAGTTCCTGCACCAGTTGGATAAGCCGGAACGAATAATTTACCTGTTGTAGTATCAATTGCAACTTCTACGGTTTCGTTTGTCTTTGCTTTTGCTTTAACTCCTCCAAGAATTTTGTCAGTTGCCTGTGGAAGAGTATAAGAACTTCCTGTCGGAATATTAAATGTTCTCTCAACGGAACCATCATATTCACCAACAACTGCACCTGTAAATTTAATCTTTTTAGGATTTGGAAGTGTAGTCGTAGTTTTTGGTAAGGCTCCAACTTCGTCTGCGGTATAAGTAGGTTTTGTTTCTGCTTTTGCCCATGCCGGTACAGTTGGATCAGTTTCTTTTGTAATATAAGCACCTTTTTTCTGAATACCAAGATCATCCAAGGTTTTATTTCCAGTTAATTCAATTCCGGAAATTTGTGGCTTATTTGTTAATGCAGTATAATCAAGAGAAATATTTCCGCCTGAACCACCAATTGCAGGTTGCTCTATCCATTTCTTGCCAGATTCGTTATATTTATACACTGTACCGGTATCAATTTCTTCATATGTGCTTCCATTGGTAATGTATGTTGTTTCGATAAATTCAACAGGTTTTTCGTCTGTAGATAATCCAGTAATCTCTAATACATTACGATTCATGTCACCACCAATTTTCTGTAATGTTACCATTATTTTTCCTCGCTTTCTTTTTTCTATTTTCTGCCGATATGAAACCGGCATTTCTTTTGAAAGCCGGAATTTAAAATGACTCTTACCGCCGTGAAATGGCAATGTCTTATCCTCTTGACCATGGAGCCGCATACAAAAATAGGAGAGCAGTTTTGCCCTCCATTAATCTCTTAAATCGATTTCTGTCAATTCCACATAGTCATCTTCATGTGTGATTCGTAGATAATCACTTCCTTGAATTAATTTTCCATCATGTTTTTTTACAATATCTCTCATATAATCAAATGGATGTATATGTGGATGAACTTTCTTATAATCTAAGAAAGTAATGTCATAATTATCGTCCATATGTATGTACACACATTTTACTGTAGATATATTAGAATACTTATTCTGAAAATTTTCTATATCACACAGAAAATTTGTATTCCGTTCATCTAAGATTTTTGACTCCAAATCATGAACGTCAATTGCAATCATTTTCACATATCCTGTTTTAACTAGTCTTTCCATAGCTATGCATACCTCCGGTGCTGTGATTTTCAGAAACAGTATAACATAGAATGAAAGAGTAGTGAGCTGGTAAATTATGGAATGTATTAGACATTAGATAAAAGCTTCGTCTGATTCATCGTCATCATCTGATTTAATAATATAGTGATTCTTAGTGGTAGTTACATCATTGTGTCCTAATAATTTCTGTGCAACTTCCGGAGATTTATGCTCATATACAACAATATTAGTCGCTCTTGATTCACGGAATAAATGTGGGTGAACTCTACGCCCAACTATTTTCGTAAATAATCCACTGCACCAACCATTAAATGTGTTTTCTCCAACTTGACGAGTTTCTCCATTTTTTTGTTTTACAACGAACATATAAGGGCAATCATCTTCGCCTCGTGCTTCCAACCATTTTTTCATCCAATCCATTGCATCTTCGCCAAATTTTAATTTTCTTGGTTTTCCAACAATAGATGCTCCTTTACATCTTATAGTATGAGTAAGATATTTTTTTGAAATTTTTTCTTCTTCATTCCCATTTTCATCCAGTACTTTTACTGTTGTTTCTTTTGCAGGATATTCCACAACTTCTTTCAACAATTGCCTTGCTTCCGCACGCCTACAGCCTGTGCTGTACGAAAAAACTAAATAAGCCAGTTTTTGCCACTCTTCCCGTCTTTCAAGCTCTTCGCACAGTAAAACATATTCGTCGGGAGTTAGCGGAACCTTTTCATGTACATATCCTGTTTGTACGACCTTTAATCCAACTGTAAAATTTCTAAATGTAGGATACTCTTCTTCATACATCAACATAATGTAATTACAAAATGCACTTACGCATGATTTTTTAAATCTAATTGCAGAATCGGAAAGACCTCTATTGGTCAACCAATTTAAATATTTTTGAAATTCTTTCTTTTTTATATCTGTGAAATCTTTATTCTTTAAATAATCTTTTACATACACAAAAAATATTCTAAGTCCGGAACGGTACGCAGGTCTTGTCTTTAATGAGAGGTCAGCTTGATTATCGAGATAATCCTGAACCATTTCTCTGTTAAATTCATTAACCTGATCCCACACTTCATCAGTGACATCTTCTGATCTTTTTGCTATTTCTTCACTCAATAATCTCACTTCCTTTTATTTAAATATTTTATTTCTCCTCACTCCATAGAAATAGGAGAGAAGTGCGAATGAGGTTACACTTATCCGGTAGGTAGCTAATCCACCGTATCTCTCCTGAAAATCCAATGTTGTATTGGAACATACAGCGAGGTCGGAGCTTACCCGACACATTCCTTTCGCTGATGTTTCTAATTCTTATTCTCCTAACTGAGAACACAAAAATAGATCCGTAAGCTTTGACACCTACGGATCTTTGAAATGTACATATATAACAGAAAATTTATAATCCAAAAATACGAAGTAAATCCATCATATCATCATGATTAACTTGCTCTGTTGAATAAAATGATACGGAGTGACAACCATAATCATCAGTCTTACTAGCAGAAAAGCCATGCAGGTCTTTGTTATCCACATAATCATCATCCAACAAAAAACCATACTCATCATGGTCATCATACTCGTCGCACTCATCACAGAAGATACATCCATCACAATCATATTCCATATCATCTTCATCATTCTCATCATACAAATGTACTTCATATGCATAGTCTGCTTCAAATTTAGAGATGACTTTCGAATTACAATCATCTAATACATACACAATGGAACTATCAGAACAAATATATTCACCGTTTCGTTTTGCCGGCACACAAAAGATTTTATCTTCAATAATATCAATTATATACTCATCAGTATATCCAGCAAACTCCGGATCATGTAATTCGCATAAAAAAAGGGAGAAGTCCATTGTACATAATTCCGAAACAATGAGACTTGTCTCATCGTATTTAGCAATAATAGAAACAATATTATTGCCGTAGTTTGATTCTAGTACATCATATGTATCTACAACATCTTCACATAATTCATAGATATTATCACATGTTTTCTTAATCATTTCTTTTTCCAAATAGATACACCGCCAATCTTAAGCATTTACTTTATCTTTTAATTCTTTTCCTGCTTTAAATTTTACATTTTTAGATGGCTCAATATAAATTTCGCTTCCGTCCTGTGGATTTCGTCCAGTTCTTCCAGCTCTTTCTCTTACTTCAAAACTTCCAAATCCGACGAACTGTACTTTATCTCCAGCAGTAAGTGCATCTGCAATTGAATCAAGAGTTACAGCAACAATCTCTTTTGCTTTTTCCTGTGTTACTCCGTCTACTTTTTCTGCAATTGTTTTAATTAAATCTGATCTTGTCATTTTTAAAATATCTCCTTTTCTATCAACTAATTTGTAAATTTTTATAATTTATGATATAATTCATTCCGTGGATTTCTCCACATTCTAGGATATCGGTTTTCCAAGATGATGTAGTTTATTTTGGAAGGCAGGTGATACGTATGGCAAGTTTTTATTCTATAGAAACTCCTGTGCACGCCAGTGCATACGACAGATTCCGCTTTAATAAGTGGGAACATGTACGTGAGCACTGGCGTAGATTGCCACATAGGTAATCTGTAAATCTGCTTATCCTGAGCCGCGGATTGAACTCTCTCGTTAAAAGTTCTTTCTACACTTCAGATAGCCGATATCCTTTCTTTCTAAATAATTCCAATTTTTTCCATATATTCTGTTTCTAAATCCAGAATTCTCTCAATATCTGTTTTGGGATATTGACTTTCCTCCATGATATAAGAAACCAGTTCTTCAAAGTTTAATACTGGTAATCCGTCTTTATATTCATAACAATCTCCTCTAGTGAAACCTAACATCGTACACACAATCTAATCCATCATTATTAATAACTGAAATTAATTGTTCTGGTTTATTTTGCAATCGGTTATCCAAGCAATAGTTATCTGTTCCAGAAATACAACCTGATTGTAAAATTTTCACATTATAAACAGTAGACATCGCATTTACATGACGATGACCCATATATAAAATATTTGGACGTATTTGTGTCATAAGCGATAGTTTCTGCACAACCGTTTTAGGGTCATCTTTGTCTCCATGGACTCCAAAAATTTTCGTTCCTCTAACAGAAAACATTGCAATTGATTCATCAATTTTATTTTCGTGAAATTCGATATTCTTAAAGTTCTGCAATTTGGCTTGCAAAAATGGAATAGCAAGACAGTCCATATTTTCACCTTTTAAAGATTCTTCCTTTTTTGCATGTAACCTAGAATGATTTCCAGGACAAACATAAACATGAACTTCATTAAATTTATAACTAAGTTCAGATAAAAATTGTGAAATACAATCCGATACGGATAAGAATTGCTCAATTAGATTTTGATTACTTTCAATCCGAAGTGAGTTGTGAATCAATCCTGAGACCAACTCACTTATAATTACATGGATATTTTCAGAACCGTGCCGTAAATAGACTTCAAAAATTTTATCCAGGTACTGTCTAAATCTATCATACATAACTTCTGTATTGTATTTATTAAACCAGTTATCAATTTCAATTCCTGCATGAATATCTGTTACAGAAATTACTAAATCATTATCTGATTTTAAAATTCCATTAAACTGTTTTCTTTTATCATAATCTAATGGTTGTCCGTGATATTCTGAAATGGATCTTAAAATCTGTTCTTTATAAGATTCCTTACGTGCTTCTTCACGAATCAATCTACGATACTCATTTCGTTCATCACGAGTTTTGACACGTTCTTTCTCTAAAAGAATACGCTCTTCCTTTAGTTCTTTTAATTGTGCTGCACCGTCTGTGAATTTAGACTGATTAGCATCAAGAACCTTTCGGAAATACTGTACTTTCTTTCTATATGCCGATTCAGTGTAGTTACAGTCAAGAAGAGAGTTTAGAACTGCAGCAACATCATTCCATGTACCGATATTTTCTTTATCATTACAGATTCTCAGGATGAGTTCATCATCACTTTCACCATCAAATCTTTTATAGTTATGTACTATATCGTCCACCTACTCTCTATTCTTCTTCAGAGTCCAGTGGTAATTCCACAGTGATTTTAAATCCAACCTGTTCCGTTCCTTCCGGAAGAGCTTCAATAACTTGCTGTGTAATATCACCTGTTTCATCTACAAATTTTAGATCTTTTACATAAATACCATCTAATTGGATATTCTGTTTTGCCGGCGTTAATTTTTCTTTTGTTTTTGTAATTTTAATCATTTCTAATTATCTCCTTTAAACTAAAAATAGAAGAGCAGTATTAGACTACTCTTCCCCGTCATAATATTCTTCAGTTTCTGGTTCATAATGAAACCCGATAGCGCATGTATCTGTCGATTCAACCTCAAAATCCGACTGCAACTCTTGTAATTCTGCATTGCCTTTTATAACAAGTTTCCCCGGAAGAATTTTCAGATATTCAATCCAAGACAGAATTACATTAACTATTTCTTCTACAATTGGAAGAAATATTACGATTGTACATGCACCTAATATATATGATAATAATGTTTTATTTTTTTTCATATGCGTTACCTGCAATATAAAATTTAAATTGTAATTTTTAGACTCGAATTTGCAATTAACTGCATTTTTTATAAATTAAATGATCTTCCAGATTAGCTTCATTTATAATATCTTTGTTGGACATATCAAATCTAAATTCACCAAAATATTTTACTTCTGCTGATTTTCTCGCTTCAATTGCATCTTCAATTTTAGCAAACGTTCCAAGGTTTAATGTTTTGTTATTTATATTAAAACTATTAAAAATAGGTTTAGCTTTTATAACAAACATCCTCTCTATAATTTATCCACTAACATTGCAATTTTACTTCTCCAAACATTCGGAAGATGTACATATCCAAATTCTGATTCACCTTGAAGCACATCAATTGCGCGTTTAAAACCATTTGAATTTCCCTCAAATAAATAAGAATCAACCTGGCTATCATAATCACCTTCGATAACAATTTTACATCCGCTACTTGCTCTTGATAAACACAACTTTAATAATTCGATTGATGTATTCTGCGCTTCACTAATGTATAAAATTTCATTATCCCTTACTTCCATTCCTCGTACATCTGCCATAGATACTAATCGAATTTTATCTTGCTGCAACAACATTTCAACAGCAAATCTATCACCAAATTTTGTAGTTAACATGGAACCTATAGAATTTTGAAGTGCCTTTTCAGTAGCATTACCACAATAGAAACCCATATCTGCAGCACCCTTTGCTTTATTAGGGTTAAACATAATAATCACTCTATCATACTCGCCATTTTCAATAAGGCTCATCATAGATATTAAAGATATCAATGATTTTCCGCTACCTGCATGTCCGGTAATAGCTGTCATTGTATTTGAAAAAATTGAATCAATAGCACAGGCTTGATATGAATCTTTCGGTCTAATTTTATCTCCAAAAATAGTAGAGCGAACTGTTTTTTCACATACAGCTTTATATTCAAAACCGTCCCACTTTCTATAATCAACAACTTCTCCATCTGATTTTTTAATAATGAGATATTCGTTCAAAATACAATCATAAATGTTTTCATTTGTATGACAATAGAAGTAACTCATTTCTTCATCAGACAATGTTAATTCTTTATATCCAAGATATTCGTCAAGATTTTTGACAAGGTTAATATCCGAAACTCCCTTTGTAGGAAGTCCAAAAATATTACGAGATATGAATTTGCAATTTAAATCATCAGAACATACAAGTACTTCCGATACATTTGAATTGTAATAATAAGCAGAAGCCAAGATAATGTTATCTGGCGTTTCAGATAAGAAATAACTATCAATTATTTCTTTAATTTTTGGAGAGTATAAAACCACATCATATTCGCCATCATGTTTATCCAATAGTCTTGAAATTTGTCTGGCTTTGTATTTTACTTCTCCATCTTTAGAATTAGACACTTTGATATTCTCGATCTCTTCAAGTGTCTTTTGTGCAATAATAAATTTTTCTTTAAATGCATTTTCGCCGAGACTAAGTAATGCATTCGTATCAAGGAATAATGTGCATTCCAATAAGGTGAACCACCTTTCCTCTAGTTTAATTCTAGTTATTTTTTACGTTTTTTAATCTGAATTGTTTCTTTAATCGACTGTGATCTAAAATTTTCTAAATCTTGCATCAATCGATAATTTTCTGTTGCATATTTTTTGTTTGCTCCGGATACAGTGCGATGAATATGATCTCTCTATTTCCATCCTTTGCTTAACAAAAATTTACATTCTTTGTCTGTAATAAGAACTATGATAAAACATTCCATTCGTTGTATATTTCTCCACAGTGGGAGAGTATTGCAGAGCCTGGGAGTCGAACCCAGTATTTTCAGATTATGGGTCTGACGTAGTAATCCGTTCCACTCGCCTGCATATAACGCTGCACCTAAGATTTGAACTTAGACACCGCATAAGCGGCTACTATCGATTTTTCAAGATCGACCCCTTACCACAGAGGATTAATGCAGCTTATTGTTTGCTCGTCCAAAACACCCATCCACAAGGACGACAAAATAATTGTTATGTGAATAGTTATATAAAACGTAGTAAACCTAGAGCGTATCTTCATATAAGCCAGTGTCACCTGGATTTATACTGGGATAGGTTTTTATGCGCCACTGATTGACGGTCAGCGCAACACTTCGGATGATAGCAGCCCCAAGTAGATTCGAACTACTGAATGCAGGAGTCAAAGTCCTGTGCCTTACCGCTTGGCGATGGGGCTAAAATACTCCTAAGATGTTAGCAACAGCACTACCAGAACAGCAATGCTATTACTAACTGAAAAGGAGATTAGAAATCGTCAAGTGCGCGCATAAGCACTTGATTATAAATACAAATGGAACTTCTTCCTACTCAAATATATCGTCATAATATTCCGCCACTACTTGTAAAGGGCTGAGAATAAGGGAGCTACCCTTAGACTTCCTTTACATCTGATAAACAGCAATTGTAGCCTCGACTGATTACGAGAAACTTTCACCCATGTCATTCAGCGTATTAAGAAAATTCATAATAAGATTTAATTTTTTTGTTCTTTATGTATTAATCTCACGTCACTTTGGGCTACTCGTACATTCGACAGATCTTATACTGGAATTTCTTCCGATCAACGACGCAACTGACTTATTTGGATTTTCGCTACTTATCTCTCTGTAACATTCCACCGATACAGGCATCACGATTATTACTCCACTGGAGTCGTCTATTATGTCAGCGATCTGGCAATTGCGTTTTACGGCAATATATTATTGTACATATATTTAGTTTTGACAGTTTCCGTCTTTCTGTTTACGATTCACATCATTCCAGAAGCTGCAGTATAAAACTATCGCATTATACCGTAACTCACTATTCATATATTCTCAGCATGGTGACAAGCCAATCTGCACTGAGTTATTTGTATTTATAAGCAAGTGCTTATATTATCTACATATAAAGAAAAACGGGCATGATGCCCAGAAACCCCGTGTTTACAAGGGTTTCAAGGGTTTTCTGAATCGTTACATGTTGTTTTCTCTATACTTTTTCACTCTAATTCTTGTTTTTTCTTTTGTAATTTCTTTTTGACAGTCATTACAATAGTTCATATTGTTGCTATTCTTTTTGAATAATTTCCCGCATCGTTTACACCTTTCAAATTTTCCTTCCCCAACAAAATTTAAATACTCATATCCTAATTCACGAAAATCGGTTATTTTTAAAGCAGTTTCACCAGTTTTATTAACAAAATTTACTTTTAGATTCAGGTTGTCATTTTTATTTGAAAAAGAGATTAGTCCCAATTGTTCCAAATCGTTCAAATATAAAAATTTATCATTCCTATGTTTTACATGTACTCTAGAAATTTTATATATTTCTTTTATATCCGTATTAATCCATCCATTATTTGTTTCAGATAATGTGTTGTATAATTTCGCGAAACATAACATTACAAATAAAAGCTTTCTATATTTCGTAGTGTTAACTCTTGAAATTGTGTCTAATTCAGATTGAAATATTTCAATACATTCTATTTCTCTCAATGGATATTTGTGTGCTTTATTTACAGTATTTTCAATAACATCTTCCCATAAAGCAGCATTATAATTTTTATAATGTTTGCCCATAAAATCATTTAATTTACAAATAGTGTCTTGTTTATTTAAATTTACTTTTTGTCTATAATACCTAGATAATAGAAATAGGGTAGAAGTTGGCTTGTTGCCAACCTCCCCTTCAGAAATAAGTCTTTCTGCTTCTTTTGTCTCATTTAGTACAACCATTCATCGTCCTCCTCGTCTTTAATACCCATATCAAATTTAATTTCTGTTGTTTCTAGTGAAAACTTTTTCCCTGCAAAATCAATATCGCCATTTATGTCTTGCGTTGGATAAGTAACCTTGTAATTATTCCTTTTAAGAAGATTTGAGATAATCATATCTCCACATATATCCCATGCAAATTGCTTGCTAGATTTACTTTTTGAATAACATAGATCTAAAACAATATCGCATAAATATTCTTCATTGGGGCACTGTTCTAAGCACCGCCGTTTAAAATCTTCTTTTAATGTATATTTTTGAATCTGTCTTTCGTCTGATTTTATTCTTTCAGATTTTGCAAACTGCATATAGTTTGAAAGTTCTTTTTTATAACTTTCATAAATCTTTTTAATTTTATTAAACAACTGCTTAGAATAGACAACATTGCATTTCATAATAGAGTAGTCAAAATCAGAATCATTGACGTATTTTAAATCAGAAAATTTGTTTTCAATAGCCCAACATATTTTGTTAATAGTACAAGGAGACATTCCTAAAGGCATTCTTTTGTAATAACATTGTATAAACTTCTCCTCATCAAGTGTCAAAGTTTCTTTTTCTAAAAGCTCATCAAGTGTGATTCTAAACTTCATAATACATTTTTCATTATTACGCTTAATATACTCTAACATCTTTGTTTTTTCTGCAGGATAAATGTATTGCATAAAATACGGTTTTTTATCCGCAACAAGTTTTCTATTCATCCAGTATTTCTTCTTCTCAGAAGAACTCTTTCCGTTTGAAATTTTATTTGCAATCCAATTATACCACTCGCTCGGCATAGGTTTTGACTCAATGCCCTTGGTTTTGTCGATCGAGTTCTGCTGGTATAATTGTCCACATTTAATACGATAATCTAGAATTCTATATTCACGACTATCTTTTGGGAAATTTGCTTGAACTTCAAACATGGATGTAATTTTATTTGTAACGGCACCAACTGCATTTCCAAAACTATTGATGTTAGACTTCATGATATCGTCTTCTGTGGGAATACATTTTGGTGCTTTCCGCTGCACACATACCACCGCTGGTAATTCTTGTGTTTTTTTAACAAGCAGCGGGAGAGAAGTATTGATTACACAGTCGCCATCCTTATCGAAGCCGTTCATAGCATCTGCACATGTATCCCAACTATTGAATATTGTTGGCGTTGTCATATATTTATAGAACTCGTCCATCTTTTCGTTATGAACCACATTTAGTTTTCTAATATTATTATGAGAGGTCATTGGCGCTCTAAAACTTACAATCTGGTCTACCCCTTTATCAATCCAGTATTTCGAATAAATTTCTCCGGACTTTAACAATCCTGTGACCTTCAATCCAAACATAGATTGACATAATGAGTAAGGGTCTCCGGAAACCAAAGAGTAATTAGCCGGGACATTTAAAACGCCAACTTTTGCATCATCAATTCGTTTTCTAATCATAGAATAAATTTGTGATTTGATAAATGGATCATTTTTCATTTCCGGCTCAATCATCAATGCTGTTGAAAACGAATTGTCTAAATTCTGAACGGTATCACTATTTAATCCAATACCTTTTGTATATAAAATAGTTTTCCTATAATCATCTGACAAAATATCACATATTTCTGAAACAGTGGGTTCAATAAGCTCATCGATTTCTTCCTCATTAAAATCATAACTTTGGAGAAACTGATAGTTCATTGTTCTAATATTTTCTAATTCTTTTTCGGAATTCTTTGTAATAGAAAAGCTATAATGATTTTTTTCGCAGTTTTCTAAATAATCTTCAATGGATGAATACGAGTCCCACAATTTTAACATTGATTCTGTCAGTATTAGCTCTATATCATTTATATTATGAGTATCCCCCCAAACATCAGTTATCGAATCTATATTATTATCACTGGCGAATTTTTGAAAATCGATAGGAAAAACTGCCCCTTTACAAAATGAATTTCTTATCACGCATCCAGGCAACAAAAAATCTTCTCCAATTTCTTCTCCCCATCTTTTCATGAGCTGCGGCATTGCTAATCCATACCCATCACTGTCATTTAATTCCATTTCTTTATTTTTAATATATTTCATGCTTGGTTCTTCAAGATTTGTATCGTCTAACTCGATAATGTCAGATTTGAAGTGTGTAATGCAGTCATGTACAACAACAACACCATTTGGATATGAAACAGGAGTAGAAGAACTGCAGACTAATGCGTTATATGCTTCTAATTTTGCCGGAGAAAACTCTTTAGTTTTATCTCTTCCATTGTCAATTCTTCTTTTTAATTCTGGTAATAATTTTTCGTTTACAAAAACAATTGTATTATTTTTAACTCCACCAGTAGTTCCAAGTAATCGTCTGTATGTAATTTTATTTATTTTAAAACCGTGTTTGTACATTTTGTAATAGTCTTTATTATTATCTATAACAACACATACATAATCTTTTTTAAATTGATAAGTATCTAATTCTTCATACAGTTTTTTAATTTTTGGTCTTGATACAGATAAATTCTTTTCATATTTCAAATTTTTAATTTTAGATTTTATATCTGAAATATGTAATTCAGGATTTGTTATTCCATTCAATTCATCTATAAATCTCATCATTTGACTTTCGCTTAATGCGATTAATTCCTTGTTTTCTCGAGCTTGTTTTATTGATAGCTGCAAATCCCATTTTGCTCTTCTAAGACGAGAAGAATGTATTTTAAAAACGTATCTTTGTGATGTTAAATGTTTACTCAATTATCCAATACCTCCAAAAATCTAATATTTTCACTTGTATATTTCATTAACTGTCTTTTGTTTTCTATCATCATTTCATATAATATTCGCTTCAAATATTCAATATCACGACAACATCTTTTGTATTCACTATAATCCATTTTACTAATCATAATTTTCTTGTATTTCTTATTTCTGAATTTTGTATGGAAATCATATTTATGTATGTTATACGACACCACTGGTTCTGCAAGTATATATTCAAAAGATTTATACTTACTATAATTTGTCATTATATAGAACTTCCAGTTGTTATTAGATAATTGATATAACTTAGTATCTAAATCCCGGTTTAGTTTTTTGTTTTGTAAAAATAAATAATAATCTTGTTCTTTTTTAAATGAAGCATTTTTTCTTATATTTTTTCTATATTCCATTTTTTTAATAACTTCATTAGGTTTCCCAAACTTTTTATTAAATATTTCATAATCAAATGAAAATTCGCCCAGCGAAAGACCATAAAAATAATTATGATTTACTCTCAATTCATTTTTTATCAAACAAGTTCTCCCAAATAAATGATTATGTTCTATTGGGAAAACAATCTGATTTTCAGATGAATAAAAAGCATATGCTACATTTTCTAAAAATTTCTTTCTCATATTTTGTTGTAGATATTTCTGTGTTCCACAAATCCATATGTCATGTATACCTACAGCTTTATATAATTCGTGTCTTTCTGTATATTCTGTTGCAATAGGAGAACATTGATATTCAATTACATATTGCTTATTTTTATATTCAAACATAATGTCTGGTCGTTGTTTTGTTTCTGGTATCCAACCTTCCAAAACTGCATTTTTAACGTTTGGCTGTTTTTTAATCCATTCAAATAGATCTCGTTTTCCTTTTAAATGCTCTTCGGTTTCAGGTTCATTATATTGATAATCACACGACATCTTTTCCATATGTCTAAAATATGGTGTTTTGATTTTACCATGACAGTATTCGTATGGTTTATTGCAAACAGGACAAAGTAGAATTTTCTTTTCTGCCCACTTTTTTAGCTGCTCCTTATCATGTGTTCCATCATAACAATTGATGATTTCGTTTCCTAATTTACAAGTTAAAATAGTAATGACCTCACTTTCAAACTTATTTTCTATTTTCTTCTGAAAATTTCTTAATATAGTATTTATTATGCATAGCCTTTGACCAATTGATTGCGTGTGCAATTTTCTTAATTTTTGTTCCACCATCTGCACAACCACCTGTACTAAAATCACCAACTGTAATGTTTTCAATTAGATACTTGTGAAATTCGCTCCGATTTGGAATCTGAAGATTATGGCTTCCTGGTGTTACATATGTACTTGTTTTCATAAATTAAATCTCCTCTGTTTTCATAATTTTTGTTTGTCATTGGACTCGCTCCTTTAATTGAGTGATGACTATAAGTTTCATATATTTATTCTCTTTATTTAAATTTGACTATTTACTAATTGCATCATCTCTTTTGGATTAAAGCAGTAACCTGGAACGTTAGATTCTGACTTGCCGCAATAATCCAAAGCAACCGTGGATGATACATCCACAAAAAACTTGTGCAGTGGAAGATATTTTCTAGGGATATCTTCACTGCATATTTAATGTGATAGAAAATATAATTATGTTTTCATTCACATAACTCCTTTCTTTAAATGAAATTTGGTTTTCAAGTTACAAATTCCTAAATGATGTTTATTGAATGTGGGGACATATCTTAATTCGCCATTTAGAAATATTTTCTACAAAAATAGAATTGTCTGTTTGTTAAAATGAAATTATTGCAATTCCATTTAGTAGGACATTTATTTATTTTCTCTTTGTATCCTTTGTTTTAATGAAATCGAATTTATCAAAAACACTAATATCTCGAATCTTGTCCAGATAAGAAGTGTATTTTTCTTTTTCATATAATTTGTTATATTTGCTATTTTCAGAAACTACGTATTGATAAATTTCCATGATTTCATCTTTTGAATAATTCACTGTTTTATTTTTTAATAATTGCTGATATTTCTGAGCAAGACTTCTTTTGTTGTTTGTTTCGTGTATAGTTTTCTCACTATATTTATATGAAGATGTATATTCTTGTTGATCTTCAGCAAAAGTATCTACATATTTTTTATTCTCTGGTCTTCCGTAAATATTTGCTAATCTTTTGATACTTTTATTTTTATCAAGAACAAAATCCGAATGTCTAAATATGTAAATCAGGTTTGCCTCTTCTAATAATTTGTTATAATCAATAATTGATTTAGCAGAGATACCGGATATTTCTGAAAGATAATCGATTGTATAATTACCGACAACTCTGTTTTTATATTCGCCATTTGGCAAATAAACTGTAATTTGACTACTTATAGTTCCAATAAGAATTACAAAATATTTTAGTAGTAAAAAGTTGTTCACATTTTTAATCTGAAAAATTTTCTGAACTTCTTGAAAAGTAATAATAGTAAATTTATGTTTGTTAGTGTCTAAATACAAATCATAGCAATCCAGAACTAGATGCTTGTTTATTTCTTTTATCAAACGAATCATCTTATTATCAATAAGTTCATTTACTCCACACTTTATATAATCAAAAATACGATTTCGTCTATCTGGAATGTCTCCGATAAGATAAAAAACAATTTGCTGATATGTAATACATAATCGATCTTGCTGCGCCGGAACTGACATAGTTTGCAATACACAGTAAGTCGCCAAAGCATAGTTAGAAAAATTATTATCTTCCAACAACTGTTCCGGTATAAATAAGGATATTTTATTGTTCCATTTTTCTTCTTTCATTCTTCCTCCACTAAAGCCTATAAAATCTACATGGTGTAAAAAGTGTGTAATTTTTGACATATCGTCTTGCAAGTGTAGAGAAAAAATTGACAAAAATTACACACTTTTTTAAGTTAATACAATATTAATGATTCAGTATTAATGATTCTTTAACCTCTTGTTCCAAGAGGCTGTATATCTTTTCATATTTGTTTTTCTCGTTTAAATATTCTCTCTTTAAATTTTTAAATCGCATCTTATTGCATTTCTTCTCATCCATTTAATCTGCATCCATTAAATATTTCTCTTAATGCTAATTTCTCTTATTTATATTTCTGATTAAAAAAATAAGACAAGTGAAATTAATCACCTGTCTCTTAATTCGCTTACTATCCATTAAATTTTATCTATTCCACAGGAGTATCAAAAATAGTTACGTGTTTTGTTGATGCGATTGGATCGTTTTCTGCAGCAATTCCATATTTTATTAGATTACTATTTACGACTTGTTCAATCATTTCTCTGTATTTTGGAACAAATTCATATGGTTCCAATGGATAACAGGATTCCACATTGTTCTCATAGCAATAATCTGCTTGAATCTGTACAGTATCAATATTGTATATATTTTCTAACTCCAATAAGATATCCTTATACAATTGTCCTCTTGTAATATTGAAGTGTTCCTCTAACAATTTATATTTTGGATTCATTTTAGAAAACCATGGATTATACGGTTTCTTATATGCTTGAGTTTCAATACATTTTTGGCTTTCTAATTTTTCTTCGATCTGAGATAGTCTATTTTCCATATTAGATTTCATGTCAATCATAGATTCAGACACAGTGATTAAAGCCTGAATTAGAGAATTTGTTAAATTATTTTCTTCCAATTCATAAAACTTATTTACATATTTTGCCGTAAATTCTGTTCCTTTTTGTCCAGTAAGTTTATTTGCTATGAAATCACATCCTTTACGAGTGATATTAAAACAAGGTCTTGTTTCTCCTTTAGAGTCTACATATTCTGATTCTTGAAAGAAATCAACGAATCCAATTTTGGATGCGTCGAATTGTTTGATATAGCGTCTAATATCTCTTAATAATTTAAAATGTTCTTTCCCAATCATGTTTGCAACTTCCATAGATGTTACAGTTTCAATTTTATTTGTTATAATGCTATTCATAAAATTTTGATTCCTTTCTTATTTATAATTTATAATATTGATAATTAAAATTTTCTAAAGATCATACAATTAGACCCAATCCATAAATTTGTTTGCTAATGGTTGTCTTGACCAGCGACAGATTTCCATAATTCCTCGTTGTGTATAATAGACACGTTCCTGTTCTTCACTTTTGGAGGTTGGCTCGTTCTGGATACCACCTAATTTTATTCGTACAGAAAATAAATCTAATCTATCTTTGTGTTTTCTATGTAAATTCTTTATTGCAGTAGATGGGTTAGAGTATTCTAAGGCTTGTCCAATTTGTTCACGAGTCAGAAGAATATCATCATTCATATTTCTATAGAAGTTACTTTCCAGGTTTCCAAAGTTTTCAGTTGTTACTAATTTTAAATTGCTCATATCATTTCTCCCTTTATTATTAAAAATATTTGAACGGTTTCTTTGTTTCATACTTTAATTCTCTTAACGATTTAAAAATTTCTATAAAAATTCATAGTATTGTGCTACTATGTAAATATCAAAAGGAATAGGAGAGTAGTACTATGAGTTTTTTGGATGAATTAAATGAAATATCAAAAACACCGGAGGAAGCTGCTACAGAAAAGTATCAAGATGATTATCAATATGGTATGAAGTTTGCTGAATATGATTTCATGGAAGTTAAAAGCGATATAAAAGAAAAGGCAAAAGAGGGTAAGTATATTACAGAAGATTGCAAAAGGATTATTTCTTTCTATGAGGAATGTTATTTAAATAAATTTTCTCGTCCTATTGTAGAGGATTTGTCATTTTCTGAAAACAGAATGATAGAAACAAAAGTACAATTTAAATTTGAAGGAATCGGATATTATGATGGCTATGTTCATCATATAAATAAATTAGCTGAAGAAAATGGAATGTCAATGAAGGTTGTAGGGACTGTACTTAGAGAAACAGATTTAGGAGTGGATCAAGAATTTGATCTTCCTGATCCGCAAATTTTTCATTCAAAAATGTATAAACCATTAAAGATAATGTTGCATTGTAGAATTGAGTTTTAAATATAGCGGTAGTACAATCTAATTAATTTGATGTGTTTTTAGAAAAAAAGGGGATTTTGTCGAAATATGTAAAAATATCTTGATAAAAATATGAAAGTATAGTATTATAATTGTAAATTGTAGGTGTTTTAGAGTAGTAATAAATAGTAATTATAATTTATTTTATAGTTGCTAAAAACAGAAAGAGCAGAAGAGTTCATTAGAATTCTAATCTGCTCTTTTTGTTTTATTTGATACAGACACATAACAAAGCAAACATACTTTCGATTTTATATGGATAAATTTTAAATTTTTTGTTATGATACATATAGTAGGAGGTGTGCTGCATGAATAATAAGTCATATATTGCGATTGATCTAAAAAGTTTTTACGCATCAGTAGAGTGTATAGAACGTGGCTTGGATCCAATGGATACGAATTTAGTTGTTGCAGACAACAGTCGTACAGAGAAAACAATTTGTCTTGCAGTAACGCCGTCTTTGAAATCATATGGTATATCTGGAAGACCAAGATTATTTGAGGTTGTGCAGCGGGTGCAAGAAATTAATGCAACAAGATTATATCGATTGAAAAAGAATGAGTTTCCCGGACAGTCATATAGTAAAAAAATTCTTGATACAAATCCGGATTTAAAAGTTGATTATATTGTGGCTCCACCACGTATGGCTTTTTATATGAAATATAGCACAAGGATTTATAATATCTATTTGAAATATGTTGCTCCTGAAGATATCCATGTATATTCTATTGATGAAGTATTTATGGATGTGACTTCTTATTTGAATACGTATGGATTATCCGCAAAAGAACTTGCACAGAAGATGATATTGGATGTCTTGAATACAACTGGAATTACTGCAACCGCAGGAATAGGAACTAATTTGTATCTTTGTAAAATAGCAATGGATATTGTTGCCAAACATATACCTGCAGATGAAAATGGTGTGAGAATTGCAGAATTGGATGAAAAGTCATATCGAGAGAAGCTATGGGAACATAAACCATTGACTGATTTTTGGCGAGTAGGTAGAGGGTATATTAAAAAATTAGAATCTGTAGGACTATATACAATGGGCGATATCGCAAGATGTTCTCTTGGAAAAGAGTCAGATTATTATAATGAAGACTTGCTGCGTAGAATGTTTGGTAAAAATACAGAGCTTTTGATTGACCATGCATGGGGTTATGAACCGGTTACAATTTCAGATATAAAAGCATATAAGCCGGAGAGCAATAGTATTGGAAGCGGACAGGTTTTACACTGTGGAACTGATTTTGATAAAACGAAAATTATTGTGCGTGAAATGACTGAGATGCTGGTCTTAGATTTGGTTAGTAAGAATCTTGTAACGGATCAGATTGTATTAACGATTGGCTACGATAGAGAAAATCTATTAGATTCTTCCAGAATGAGTAAGTATAAGGGAGAGTTCTCTTTTGATCAATATGGGAGAAAAATTCCAAAACATGCTCATGGAACAGTAAATTTAGATAGTTATACGTCTTCTACTAGCGTGATTGTAAGAGCTGTGCTTGATTTATTCAGTAGAATTGTAGACGAAAATTTACTTGTCAGAAGAATCAATATGTCTGCAAATCATGTGATCAGCGAAAAGGAAGCGAAACAGGATAGATATGAACAGCTTAATTTATTTGATATGATTTCTGAAAAGGAAGATGCAGTAGACCAGGAACAACTTAAAAAAGAAAAAGATATTCAGAAAGCTATCTTGGATATCAAGAAAAAATTTGGGAAAAATGCAATTTTAAAAGGTATGAGTTTACAAGAAGGAGCTACTGCAATAGATAGGAATAATCAAATTGGTGGACATAAAGCATAGGGGTGTGTTATGGGTAAATACGATGATATTATTGATCTGCCACATTTTGTCTCTAAAAAATATCCTCAAATGAGTATGCGAGATAGAGCTGCTCAATTTTCTCCATTTGCTGCATTGACAGGTTATGATGCAGAAATTAAAGAGACTGCAAGATTAACAGATAAAAGGATTGAATTTGATGAGGATGTTTTGGATAGGCTGAATGAGAGATTGAATATTTTAAGAAAATGCTTAGATGACGGTGATGTTTATCCGGATGTCAGAATCACATATTTTGAAAAAGATTTAAAGAAAGATGGTGGAAAGTATATTACAATGAGTGGGAGAGTGAAGAAGGTACACGAATACAGAAATGTTGTAATATTTGAAAATGGAACTGAGGTACCGGTTCATGATATTAGTGATATAGATGGGGATATATTTAATAAATATTATTGAAAAAATTAGGCTCGCAATCCCATTAGCTTTAGCTCGTGGGTAGTTCACGGTATTGGATGATTATAGGGTGATTATAAATAATAGCAGTTGGTTCTTAAGGACTTATCTTAGGAATTGGCTGCTTATTTTTTGTGTCAGTAATTTTGAAAATAAGGTACTTCGGTAGAGAGGTAATTTTGTGTGATGTTTTTATACCGGGGGATGTCAGTATTTATGTGGGTACACTTAGGGGTAAGGTGACGTGGTTTTCTGGATTTTGATAGTGTGTTTTATATGTAATTTTTTGGAATATAAGTTGAGTTCGGGAAAATGCAGTAACGGTAAGAGTTTGTTTGGGGTTTGAATGGATATTGTGGTGGATTTTGGTTATTTTTGGACTGTTTAGAATGGTAGAAATGCAGTGTTTATGCTTTGTTGGTCGAGAGAGTTCCCGAAGTATTTTTTGGTAATTTTTGAGTTTTTTTGAAGTGGAAGATGAAAATTTTGGTGTGGAAATCGGAGGTCGAAATTTTGGTAGTGAGGTGTGGATAGAACCCATACCTGCTATATTTGATGCATAACATACGTCAAAAATGTTTAATACCGCCCCTATTATGGAGTGGCATAATACTACACTATTATGTTGCTTTGGGGACTTTTGGCACATTGATGAAAAGTGCAAAAGTTTTGATTGTAAAGATCTGAAAACAGGGGGCGGTATATAGAGATTTTATGGACAATCTGTTGATTTTTGTGTGTGTCTTTTACGTAGCAATGAAACATTGCATCAGGTGGGATTTTAGACTCAAATTCATGGATTTCTGGACAAGTTCGGATTTTTGGTGAAAATTTTTAATAATAAAAAAGTTATCAACATAATGTGGATAACTTTTTGCCTTAAAACTTACCTCAAAACAAAATTTCCCACTAGACACACAAAATCAAACAAAAACAAACACATATTCCCCACTTGCAATCAAAAACAACCTACAAATGAGTACCACATCACCACTTTTATACCATTTTTTAAAATCAAACTTATCCACATCATGTGTATAACTATGCAATAATTTGTGTATAAATATACATCAAAACAATACACAAAACAATACTACACTAATAATAGTAATAATTCCTAGTTTACCTAAACATCCTACACAACAACGTGATGCAGTCCACACAAACACACAACTATACTCACTATTATTACACAAGTATTACATGTGTATCATATAACATACTATAACTATACAGTCATAACACAAGTTAATATACACTAACATACACACTGACACGATAACATACAAAAAAATAGCGACGCCATATCAGCACCGCTATCATACTTATGCTACTTGTTTATAATTGTTATAATCGATAATTGACACCTCTTGTAAACATTGTTTAGCCATATTAACAATCTTTTCTATTTCCTGTACAACGTCACCGGTATAAATAATCTCATTGCATTCTGTACATTTATAACATGGTACATTTCTGATAATAACAAGACAGTTTCCTAAATCCGTAACGTCTGTTGTATATCCCTTTTCAGCGACTGCACCGCATTCAATACATAACATATAATATCACACCTTTCTGGTCTTAAAATCACTTTCCCACTGATCTGTATTAGGATAGTATGCTGTTATCAAATAAATGTAATCACAATCGTGACTAACCACAATATGAATATATTTATTATTTACCGAAAATCCTAGTATCAAACAACTGGGCAAAGGTTTGTCATCTTCATACTGTTTTATGACTTCTCCTGTCTCAATACCATTTATAATGTCCGTGATAGTAATATTTCTTTCTATTAGTCTTTCTTTCGCATGTCTTGTTAAAACTATCTTATTAGGCACATTTAACCTTTTCAAAACTTCGATATCAATCAAATACAATCATCCTTTCTCAATATTGTTGTCATTACTGACTATAATTATAATAACACTAAAAACAGTGCAAAGTCAAGCACTAAAATTAGTGTCAGAAGTATTTTATCTTTTCTTCTTCCGTCGGTATAATCTCGATTATATCCGACGGTTGACATCTTAAAATAAGACAGATCGTATTGATTGTATCTGTAGTAATACCTTTACCTTGCCGTATGTTTTGCATGGTAGCCTGGCTCATAATCTTATCTTTGCGTATTTTAGTAGCATTATATCCACGATCTGCGAGTGCTTTTAATATATCTATTTTATATCTAAACATACTATCTATAAATCCTTTACTTATTATTACAGATAATTATACCATAGATCACAATCAAATAAAAGCTACACACTCATAAACCGTGTTACTACTTATTATATGCGGTCAAAAAACTTTATACATCTAACATTACTTACTCAATCATAATTTTACAATTATAATCAATCGCATTACATAGCTTTATTACATCACTGACAGTTAATTCCTTTTTTTTAAAAACATTTTGTAATTGCTGAGGAGATATTCCTATTTTCCGCGCAACGTGAGTATTAGTGATTCCCTTTTCGATCAAATAACTTCTATAATCACTTAAAAACTGTTCTGTATTTTTATATTCTAACATGGATTATACCTCATTTCTTTTAAAGTCTTTTATTATACCATATTTTGTTTATAAATATAATTATACATATTTACTAAAATAAAGCAATACAATAGCGTGTTTGATTATAAATATGTACTAAAACAATAAATATATAAATAAAACTATTTACAAACATAAATAAAAGTGATAAGATATAATCAAGTTAAACGACAGATACACAGATAACAAATGAGATTGCAAACAAAGTGTCAGCCGTAAAACTTGCATAGGGTGTACAGATTTACTGCACGATACATAATAATTTAAGCATCTAAAGTGTAGCATATCTGAAAAGCAAAGTCAATTCTGGCTGAGCGATACCCAACTACAAAAGGAATTTGCACTTTGAAAAGTGAATAGTGAAATGTTAGATCATATAATAACAATGTCTGAGATTTTCTTTTCGATGTTATTACGTTTTGATTTTATAATGTTGTCACGAGATTTTTCAGTGTGTAAACTAAAATAATGTTCTCGGCTTTTATATATGTTTATTGTTATATTTGTTTTATTTTTTACTTTTAAGTAGTCGCAATAGCGATATATAGCAATTTCACCGGATTTTATTTCTTCAACATAAAAATCGCCGTTTTCTAATTTTTTAGGTTTGCCTGAAATTGACGATTCACCACAGACAAAAAAGAAATATATATTTTCACAAATATCATGATATTTTTTTATCATTTCTCTGTCTTTGTCTGTGATTGGGAAAGTCCAACTTTTATAAATGGTTTTCCTATTTTGACAGTTTTTCGTGTATTTCATTATAATATAAAAGCCTTCGCTTGTATTAGTTGTCATTTTGATAACCTGAATTTCATCGGTACTTTCTATTATAGAAGGTGTTGTATCAGAATTATGTTTAAAAAAAGAAAACATACAAGCGCCGAAATAAAAATCTTGTGTCTGTATTCTATAATTGCCCATGATATAAAATCCTTTTTCTTTTATGGTAACATAAATTGACAAAATATACCATTCAGAACATTTGTTTTTTATCATAGTATATTGTATAATATAGCCTAACAGGAGGTGATATAGTGGATATAAATAATAATGCTGAGTTATCCAATAAAATCAATAATTTAATTAAAGAGTCAGGCATAAAAAAAATAGTGCTTGCTGAAAAAATGGGTATTGTAAATCAAAATTTGAATCGAAAAATAAATAAAAAAAATTTATCTTTAGACGAAACAAACGACATCATAAACCCATTAGGATATAAAGCAAAAATAATAATCGAAAAAGATTAATAAAATAATCAAAAAACGATTGACAAACATAAAAACATATGATATTATATAATCACAAAAGGAAAACAAAAGAGCAGTTGTCACAAGGCTACCAACCAAAACAACTGCTCAACAAAACACACTTCTTGCAAAGTGATTATATATATTCTAACATTTTAGTATTCACTTTTCAAGTCGTGTTTCACAAATTCTTGTGAAAAATTCCTTTTAAAAATTATTTTATAAGATTGAAAGCAAGACTCCTGAGAGTAATTCGGGTAACTGTTTTCTGAAATATTCTGCAATAGATATTTTCGGAACAGCGAGGACATGAGCTAAGAGGGTAGGGAGTAACTACGAGTAAAGAATATAGGTTAAACAAAAGTATTTTAGATATGATTAGTTTCAAGGTTGCCTGCCAGAAAGAGGTGGCTGGGGTAGTTGATAAGGGTATATATTGTAGATACAGACAGGAATAAAATTTATTATTGTTTGATTGTGCAGTTTATATACTCCCCGCTGAGAGAATCCAGCAAAGGAACAGCGTACTGCGGAACGGCTTAAACATCACATAATGGAAAGAAAGTGATACATCCGCAGAAAGTCATAATGACTTTAGAAATAAACAAATTAAAAAATAATTTTTCACTTCCAAAAGAAAGGAGGTGAAAACGTATGTACTATATAACATACGACAATGAAACAGTCGTGTACAATTCTGATAATAAACAACTTGTAAAGTGTCCAACGGAACAAGAAGCGAAAGAATATATACACGACAACTTATAAATTATTGTAACTTGTAAATCAGAACTTGTCAAGTAGGCAAGTTCTTTTAAATAATAATACGGAATAACAAAAAAATAAAACCTTGTATAGGCACGACAAGAATAAGTCCTATCAAGTGCAATACTTCCGCATTAAGATTTTCCAGGAAGAAAAACAATGTGAAAGACGTGTGACGGTGGCAAGGAGTACACACAAAAATAACTAGGAATTGCAAAAGCATCGGAACGGCTAATACTTCCGAAAGGTTCAAGATCAGCAATGCCTCATAGTTGTGCTGACATGAAGGAGCTTGTATATCTCCTTTTTAAAACAGATTATACACGGTATGAGAACAACCGAAAAAGTTAAAAGCCGTCAGCCTACGTAGAACGGGGTAGAAAATGCAGGCAGGGAGCAAACATAATGAGCGAAACCGGTTCACTTTAAGGAGTGTTAAAAAGCCGGTAACTTCCTAAAGTATTATAAAGAGTACTGAAAACAAATAAGCCGGAACGAGAGAGCCGGAGCAGTGGGAGCGCCAACTAACCCGATGAAAGCGCAACTCTCATTTTTATTTTGACTATGCAAGGCATAGAAAACAAGCAAAGAAAGATATGTTTCGGGCAAAAGCGTAAGACTTGTAGCAGTGAGTAGTAGAAACAACTTTACTTCTAATGTTTTCACACATGGCTTGCGTAGCTGAGAATAAAAGAGAGAATAAACAATCAAATAAGAATGAGAGAGGTAATCAAAATGAGAAGTAAGAAAAGAAACATGAAAACAAAAATCCTCGAAGTTACAACGCTGTTAATGCCGATTGTCTTTACGGTCGGAATGGTTGGTTACTGGTTGGCTTTTGGATATTAAGAAAGAGTGAACATTATGAAAATACCTATGGCATACCACGAATTGTATACTTTTAAGTAGTTAGAGTTTACAGGATAGAGGAAGTAATTGAATAAGCCGGACACCTTCCGGCACTGTCAAGAAAAATTAATGTATTGTATTTGATGAATAAGAACAAATATGTTATAATTATTAAAATTGAAGGAGAATATAACATTGAGTGATACGGATGAACTTGTAATCGTTGGAAAATACAATACAAAATTTAATAATATTCTAGGAATCAATCTGCCTGAATTGGAAATATATAGATCAAATGGACTTAAAACGCACATGATAAAAAGAAAACATTTCAAGGCGCTAAAATATATTAACAATATATCTGAAATTATAAATAGTCCTGACTATGTTGGGATTAATCCGAATGAAGAAGGAAAATCATTAGAGCTGATAAAGGTATACAAAGACAATGTAATGATTGGGATTAAATATGATGAAAGAAAAAATTATCTTTATGTTTCTACGATGATGGACATACATCAAAGTAAAATAGATAGACGTTTACATAGTGGAAGATTAAAAAGTTTTTTGTAAAAACATTGACATATTTTTTGTAATATGGTATATTATATGTACAAACTGATATAATTGGTAGTAACATAGATGTTTTTGAGGTCGGAAAAGGTTCCCGACACACTCTGAAAAGAGTACCTGAGATGCTGGATACACCGCCCAGCCAAAAATATCTATGTTTTTTATTGTCTAAAAACAGGAAATCCTTTATAATAATAAGGAAAGGAAGTGGTTAAAGTGACATTACAACAACAAATAGAAATGGCAATTGCATATTCTGGAAGCGTTACAAAAAAAGAAATTGCTGAAAAAATGAATGTTACTCCGTCAGCTTTCGGTCAAAGGCTAAAAACGGGTAAATTCACGAAAGAAGAACTTCAAAAAATTGCTTCTATTTTGGATGCGGAATATATTTCAGTATTCCGATTTAAAGATGGTAAAGAAATTTAAGCAGATATATCTGCTTTTTTCTTTAGAAATAAAATGTAGAAAAACCTACAAAAATATAGAAAAAGCTGTTGACACCTTTGCTAGAAGGTGTTATATTAAAAGCACAAAGATGAAGGAAATCCTACAATATAAACGGATAAACTTAATCTTAAAGCACATTGATAACTTCATATGAAAAGCCGTGAAGGATATTTCAGATCTGCTCCAGATAACGAGTGCGTAGTGGTACAAGGGCAAACTTGAAAGAAAAACGTGGAAGAACTTAGCGAATAAAGCGGAAAGCCACAGGAACGATAACGGCGATCTAGTCTATCGGTATAAGTCCGATACTGACGAGCAAGAGCGAAACTAGAAGAGAATAAGAAAACATATATAAAGAAAGGTTAAAAGGTGGAAATTATGACATTAACAGAGAAGAAAGAAAAATTGAGAAATGAATTAAATAAATTGAAATCGGATGGATTAAGAGTTTTCATAAGTAAATCTGATTATTATGCTTATGGACTTATGACAGACGGAAAAAATATTATTTATGTTCAGTATTCAACATATGGGGAAGGTCTCAAAACGATATTTGAATATATCCCAAGTAGGGGAAACGGTTCAGGATGTGCAACTTTAAAAGAAGGTTATGAATATAAAGAGCTTTCGATGGAAATTTTTTATGAATCAGTACAATGTGGGAAAATACTTGCGGATAATTACAAAGCGAAACGTTATAAAGATATTGAACAGTTTTTCAGAATCAATCACAACATAGATATGTACGTTGAATTATAGTATATTATGGAGGAAAATACAATGTTAGCAAGAACAATAAGACATGAAGAATTAAAAGGCGGTTATACAATGGGAAAGAAAATAATCATTGATGCCTGTGAGATTTTCGGAGAATTTGAAGTTATGGCAATGTACGAAGATGGCGATGAGTTAGAAAGTAAGACTGCAACAACGGAAATCGAAGCTATCAAAGTATTTGATGATCTGTTTATGAAATACGCGGAACCATTACAGAAAGCACTTTATAACAAATTACAGGAAGGAAAAAGATATACACTTGTATATCTGAACGAATTCGGTTTTCCAGTAGCTCAAAAAATTACTTTCCATTCCATGAAAGCAAAAACATATGCACAGTATAGTGATGTTATGGAAATGATTTTTACACCATACCGAAAAAGAACACAATATAGAAAACTCTTCTATAACTGTTCTATGATGATTTTTGAAGGTTGGCAGGATTTAAAAGAAGAGGAAATAAAAGAAACTCTTGAAGATAATAAAAATGTAAAAATTACAAAATCAAAATATGGCTGCTTTGACAGTAGGTATATTGATGATTTAGAGAACTGTTTTAAAAATCCAGTTGTTATCTTTAAGAATTATAAAACAGGTGTAAATGGTAAAATTTACGCATAGTAAGGAGAAATAAACCATGACAAAACAGTTTTTAAAACGTGTTATCACTGAATCGATCGTTGATACAAAGATGCACAGATACATATACAATACAGGAAATGGAAATATTGAACGTTTACCACTGGAAAAGCTAAATACAACATATGCTTTAACAGATTGGGAAGTAGTCGGAAACGTAAGGGATTTATAGAAAGAGGTTTGAATGATGAAGCGGAAAATATTATATATCGGTGCTGTTGCAATTATTTCTTTTACAACATTTATAATAGGAAGAAACTCGGTTGAAAACACACCGAAACAAGCTCAGGAAACAGTCGCAGAAATGCCGGAAACATATATTGACACAGAAGAAATCGAAAGCGTTACTATTGGAACAGAGGGGTTTGAGTTAAATTTTTCGGACGGAACTGGCTATTATATCGAAACAGACGTTACACCGGATAGCGGATATATCAATGTAAATGATATAAAAGGTTGGGAAACCTGGAACGATGATGAAAAAGTATATCTATCTGTAGGTGATTGGATAATCAGCAAAGAGCCATATACAACAAATACGAAAGCGGAAAGAATGGAATAGGAAGAGACATGATGGAAAATTTTTATAACAAACATCAGATACAGTTAATTAATATCGCACAGAGGAAACGCCAGATTGAGCTGATCTCGGTTGAAAGAAGTGGAACGAAGCAAAAGGAAAGGGGTCATGATTATGATAACAGTAGGAAAATCTTTAGCAGATTATACGTTTGAGGAATTGGAAGCCTTGGATAAGAATATACTAACGAATGAAGAGTGTGAGCAGATTCGTGAGAATCCTCTCGTAACACTGGATATTTTGGGAAGCAGTTCATACAGACGCGGTAGAACATGGATAGATGTTCATATCGAAAATGAAGAACGACAATGCAACATAGATGTATACGTATAGAAAGCACTTGTAATTATACAGGTGCTTTTTATTATAGAAAACTTTACATATTAAAGGAGATTAGAAAAATGAGTAGAAACGGAAAACTTGAACCTATGGAAGTGGAAACAATGATGAATGAAGCAAGAATGCTAAACAATATCATTGAAGTTGGAGAAAGAATGATCGTATCTGACAAGATGGAAGAAGCAAGATCGAAACATGATGGAAGAGAAAAGGCAATTATCAGCATTAATCCATTGCTTATTCATGTTCCAGATTGGCAAAGAGAATTAAGGGTATCTATTGCAAAGAAAATCGGATCTGAATTTAGCTCTTATAAGTGGGATTTGCCTAAGATTATGTGCAAGAATGATAAATTTTATGTTGTTGACGGTATGCACAGAATCATTGGCGCTTATTTTGGAAACATGAAATTGATTCAGGTTGAAGTATTGATCGGAATTACAGAAGCAGAAGCGGTTGACTTATTCTTGTCACAGCAAGACGATCGAAAAACCATGACTCCTGTCGATATCTACAGTGCGGCGCTTGTAGCTAAAAAGAAGAATATGTTACATTAAAATCTATCTGTGACAGAAACCACATTGCTGTTAAGGGAGACAGGAACCCAGTAAAAAATCCTATTGGTATTTTAACTTCTGTCTCTGACGGTGCAAAGATGTCGAGAGTTTGTCCGGATTTATTAGACAGAATTTTACAACTTATCGTAAAACTACAATGGAACGGAGGTAAAACTTATCGCGAAGGAAAGGCATTCAGCGCGAAAGTATTAAGAGTATTTAGAAAATTATATGCCTACTACTCTGGAAGAGAGACAGACATGGAAAGGGTTCTGTTGAATAACTGTAAAGGAAGTAAATATTTTAATGATAATTTATCAGAGAAGTGGCAAGATTCATTATTCGATTTCCTTTCCGGTGTGATCGAAAGGAATATTGATATTCCGGGAATTGAGTCTAAGACAACACGAAAAAGAACATCAAGAAAAGCAGTAGCAAAGACTGCATAAGAAAAACTTACATATTACGTTCTGTGAGTGTCACAGCTTGCAGAATGATTTCAGGGAAATAAAAAATACAACAAATAAACACAACAACAAAAGGAGAATAATACAATGGAGATTTTGAGCGAATTTACAATTGACGGAAAGAAATATTGTACAGTAAGAACAAAAGGCAGTGTATCAGTGGTGGAAAAATGGGAGTATAACAACGTAGTGAACAAGTATATGAGGAATGGAGGAAATAAGAAATGAATGTGATTGAAACAGTTATGACGGAAAAAGAATGGAAGAAACATAATAAAGAATGGTTAGAAGGATATGTTATAGCTGCTACGAGCCAGAAGTTTAAACGGTGGAAGCGCAGACTGAACTTTCAAAAGTTTTCTGGATTGATTTTGCTTCTTATCGCGTTGTTTATGACAGAAACGGATGCAAAAGTATATATTACTGTATTAGGTGTGGTGCTGATCGTGTACTGGAAACCATTTTGTAAGTAAGAATTATTAGAAAGAAAGTAGAGGAAAATATTATGAATATCGAAGTAAATAAGACAAATGTAAAAGTAGAAGGAAATAACCTGGTGATCGAATTAACGGAAGAATTAAGGAAATCTTTAGGAATAAGACAGAGCAAACCACTTTATGAATGCAAGGTTGGAAACGTGATTGTAGACGACATTGGAAATGAATGGTATGTGGTGGAACAGGATATTGAGAACAATAGAACCAAAGTTTGGAAAAAAGAGCTTATTGACGGAACTTATAAATTTGACAATGGGTCAAATGACTTTAGAACTTCTGAAATCAAGAATGTACTGAATGATGAAAATGGGAAAATTCTGTCTGATATCTACAAAGGATTTGGAAAAGAAAATGTATTATTAGATACAGTTGATTTACTTTCTATGGATGGGTTGGACACTTACGGAACATGTAATTGTAAAGTACATTTAGGAACTTTTGATGATTACAGAAAAGCCAGAAAGAATGGTATGTTTAGGACAGAAAATGAAAAACCGTTTTGGTTAGATACACCAGACAGTACAAATGAAGGATGCTCGGCTTCCTGTGTTCGGCTTGTTGACAGTGATGGTGACGTGTACTACGGCGGTTGCAATTGGGGCGTTTGTGGGGTTCGTCCGTTTTGCTCTTTAGACTCTTCAATCTGTGTATCAGTTGAATAACGTAGAACTTTGGAACAGTCAGGAACAGCTTTTTGCTGTTCCGTATGTTATGGAAACAAATAATGATTTTATCGGGAGGAAACACAATATGTATAAATTAACAAAACATGGTAAAGAAGTAGTAAAACATTTTATTAAAGAATGTAATGCAAAAAAGAAAGAAATATTAGATGCCGAATTAGATAAAGCGGAAGATACAAATATTCCAACAATTGAAGATATTGAAAGTGATATAGATGCCTTTATAGATGAAGATGGAGAATATTATAATTGCTGGGGGATAACAGATAATTATAGTTCATTTCCTTTATGTTTAAAAGATGGAATAGATTTTACTTTACAGAAGTGTTTTGACAGATGAAAAGATAATTTCAAGAGGAGGTTTTGAATATGATTATTAAATTTAAGGCATATGCCTGTATGAAAGATAAAGAATGTGGATGGAAAAGGATTGAAGAATCCATACATGAAACAGAAATAGAAGCAAAAAAAGCTGCCTTACATTTAGAGGGAAAATACCCAGAATGTGAAACAGGAATTCACAAGTATTATATTTTCAGAAAAGAAGAGTGGAAAAAAGAACAGTACACAGGTGTAAGTAATAAAGATGGAAGAACAAAAACATGGATGACAAACGATGAAAATGGATGTGTTTTACTTTTCGAGGGAATGCATTTTGAAATTTTATAAATAATATATCTATTATATAGAGAGCATATGAAAGCACGATTTGATTAGAATGGTAAAATACATATGAAAAAATATAAAACAGACAAAATGTTATTAAGAAATAATGAACGAAAGATGTCAGGACTGCCATTGCATAGGAAGAAAAGTAAAGGTCGAAGGTATTTGACAAGGTACGAAGCAGAGGAAACAATAGACGCATTTTTAGACTATTGTAATAGAGATTAGTTATTGGGAGGAAATAAACATGGAAATTAAAAATTTAGCACAGTTAAAAAGAGTAATCAAAGAGGGACGTAAATTTATTATTAGAAAACACTATATCAGATCAGAATATGAGGGGCAGATTAGAAAGCCGAATGTAGTACAGACAAACGGGTTTTACAGTATCGAAGATGAAAAACCAGATAGCAAAATTACATTAGCCAACAATGGGAAAGGAAGTTGGATTAAATATGGAAAAGCATCCGACTGGAAATTTGAAAACGGACTTTGCAAACAGTATTTTCGTGAAAATGCTATATGGGAAATTGAATTTATTTAACAGAACGAAAGAATGCTTTCATAAGAGGAAGGATGGTATATTATGGATTTACAGAAAATTGCGAAAATATTATATAATCTGTCTTTAGATATGGATTATGCGGACTCTTTAGAATACAAAGATGAAGAAGTAAAGTGTATCACAGAAGAACTGGAAATTTTAAAACAAAATGAATGTTTCAGTACGCTGCAAATGTTGGAAATGATTGCATTGAAAAATGAAGATATGGAACATTGGAAAGAGGGAAAATAGTATGTCATTAAGAGAATATCTAAAAGAACTGAAAATTGATCAAATTGAAGATGATACAGAATTTTGTGACAAGGAATACAATGCGATAATGGACTATTGCACAGAACGGAAATTCTTGATCACAGATGATGATTTAGCATGTATTGTTGATCGTGGTATGAATGATAGTTATGAGTATAGACGCGCACAATATATTAAGGATTTATGGTTAGATTTTGGCAATGTTCCGATGAACCCTAATACAGAATGTATTGAGGAAGAGTGGAATGGATTCGCAGCAGGATGGCATAGAACGTCAATCTGTGATTGGTTTGAGGAAAGTTATGGTGTAAGTGTTGTAAAAGATTTGATGGGATTGTAGGAGAAAATGATTATGGCAAAATATATTGTAGATTATTATGAAACATATGGCAAAACATATGAAGTAGAAGCAAATAGTAAAGAAGAAGCGGAAGAAATTGTAAAAGATGATATTATGAAAGGACGTAGGGAGTCACCATATAATTGTACGGATTCATGGTGTGAAGTAGAAGAAATAAATGAGTCATACTTGATTGATGGAGTGGCTACATGTTGTGGATATGATTTTGGAATTGATATGTATAAAGTAAAATTTTGTCCGATATGCGGAAAGAAATTGATTATAGAAGAAAGAAATCGGAAATTCAATCTATTTATAAAGAAAGGAAGGCTGATTATATGAAAAAAGTAAAGGTGATTTTCAGAAAGAATGGTAATGATATACTTGCTTTTCTTCCAGAAATTAGAGTTAATTATGGAAACATTATGTCATATATGCACATAGGACAACACTCAGAAGCAAGTTATGACCTCTATAATGGAACGAAAAGAGCGACAGAAGAGGAATATAAATCGTTATTGGAAGAATTAAAACAGATATATGATGATTGTATATTAGAAGTAAGACAGAGACTTTATTATGATGATTTACTTAAATCATGGCAATAAAACTCGTATTTGTTTTAAAGATTTGAGGAAAAATATTATGGACGAATTAAAATTAGCTTATTTGGCTGGAGTAAAGGTTGGAATAGAATCTTTAGTTGAAGGATTGAAAATAACAGCAGAGAAAAACGGAAATCAGTTACCTATCGAATTTGTCAAATTGGTCGCTGAAAATGCTATCACTGATGTTGAACTAAAACTAACGTCAATGGAGAATGGAAAAGGATTGCTGGATGTGTTAGATAATAAATAGATTGGAGGTACATATTATGGAAAATAAGATAAACAAAGAACAGTTTTGTGGAATTGATTTATATAATTGGAAAGAATGGGATGAAATAGATACTGACAATTTATATTTCTACAATGTAAAATTTCTTATACCGTCAATGAAGAAATATGATAATATGGATGTTTCGAGATTTTTTGATGGCAGTATGGAAATTTATTGTGGAGAAAGTGCAGAAAAAGTTGTTTGGTCTGGTTATGTAACAGATATTCAGGAAGTTATGGAAGAATTAAATAAAAGGAAATGAAAGTCGCATTTCTTGTGTGGAAAGGATGGGAAGGTATGGATAAATTGAATTGGATTGATCTAATTACAGAAAGACTAAGAGATTATTCTGAAGGAGAAATTTGGACAGATGGAGGTTCTGAAATTCTAGTAAGAACAGAGAGTGCAGCAAACACAGTTGCAGATATGCTTACGACATTATATAGAACACAAGGTGAAGAAGTCGAAATAAATACAGGATATTACGATCCGGAAGAAGACGAAAGAAATAATGAAGTGGATAGATATACTGGATGGTGGTATGTAAATATTGGATAGACCCAGAATGATAATTGAGGTAAACATGAAAAGATATAGTCACATTAATTGCAAATGTGGTGGGATTATTGGAATGTATGACGGAAAAATTTTTGCCTGTGAAAGATGTGGAACAGAGTTTCAATTACATAAAATCAATTATGACGTTTTGTTTCTCAATAATAAAACAGGCTGGATATTCCCCATGATAGAAAAGAACAATGAGTAGTAATGAAATTCACATTTCTTTTGAGAGAGAAATGACAATATTAAAAGAATTGGCAGCAGGAAATAAAGGAGTAAGAAATTATGATGTGGACATTATTTGTATTGGATTTTGATGGAACCTATAACAATGAATACAAAGAAGATTGCGGAGCAAGACCAGAAGTATATCAGATTCCATTAGATAGACAGAGAGAGGTGGAGAGTCTTGCCGGAGAAGCAACTAGAAAGTTTAATTCATGTACAGATGTATGTGAACCTATTGGGGATATTTTTAAGGGATTGCTCGAAGAGAATGGAATTAAATTCCACTATGTTGGATATTTAAAAATACGTTTCAAAGAGAGACAAGAAGATTACCTTGCAGATTATATTCCTAGGGAGATTGTGTAAATATGGCTCAAAGATGGACAGACAGAGAGATTAGGTATTTGGAATCGAAATATTTGAATCAGGCTGTGTCAATTACAGCAAAAAGACTTAATAGAACAGAACGTGCAGTTGTAAAAAAGGCTTTGGATATGGGCTTGAGCAAGGTGCATGATGTTTTAAGCGTGAATAAACTTGCTGAGTGTTTCAATGTTACTCATAAGGTAGTCATGAAGTGGATAAATCAATATGATCTTCCATGTCGGAAATTTAAATGTTCGTGCTGCACAAAATATATGATTGATCTTGAAAATTTTTGGAAATGGGCTGAACAGCATAAGGATATTATCAACTGGTCTAGGTATAATTGTATGACATTGGCTTTGGAACCGGCGTGGGTAAGGTGTGAAAAATTCTCATATGACAGACCAAACAAAGGAAAATACTGGACAGATATGGAAATAAACTATGCAAAATCCATGTTGCGTAGAGGAATGTCTTATAGAGAAGTTGCAAAAGAGTTAGGAAGAACGCAGAGTGGTGTTGCACATAAGTGTGCTTACATATATAATGGATAATGAAGGGTGGGGATATGCATATGGGAGCGTTAATTGGAGGAATATTTTTATTGATGCTATGTGCGTTTTTGGAAAATCTCAGTGATAGTTTAAAGTAAAAAATATTTGGAGGTAAACATTATGGGTGGAATTATTTTTGGGTTGATTGTTCTTGTTATTGGAGGTTTGTTTACATTGGCGGAAGATCATAAGACAAGTAAAATGTCAGAAGATGAACGATGGGAATATGAATGGAAGAAAGCAAAAAAAGGAAGATAGTGTATGTATAGTTAGAAGTCATCAGAAATTGTCCTGGTGACTTTTGTAGTGTATATAAGAAAAGAAAGCTAATCAATTAAAACAATCGGGGATATCTGATTGTTTTTTTATTGCAAAAACAGGAGGAATATTATGAGAAGAGAAAAGGATAGCATGGAATATTTGTTCAAAGAACAAAGTAAAAGAGTAAAAAGGGGAATAAAGAATATGGAGAACTCCATGTATAACAGTTACAACATTTGCAACGTTGATTTTGAATTCGCTACAGAAATGAAAGCCGAAGGTTTATTACATGGAACACGATTTTAAAGAAAGAAGGTATTAAATGTGAAGGAGATTAAAAGAGAAGATATTCTATTAGGAGAATATGAAAAATTGTATTGTCGAAATGTATATGAATACCTTACTCGGAATAATAAGCCACAAGAACAGAAATATTATAGAACAGATGATGGAGAATTGTGGGAGATTAGTTATTTTCATGGAAAAGAATCAAAAGAATTTGCAGAACGATTGTCTGCATTAGAATATTTACAAAAGAAAATAGATATTGCAGAAGCATTGGGATTTTAGGAGAATATTATATGTGTTATAAAATTGAAAAACAAAGAAAAATAGAACAAAAACTTGCAAAAGAATTAAAAGATATTCCTGATTTTATATCAGATTTTTTTGATAGATATAAATCAGCGGCTACAAAGAGAGTTAATTGGATATATATTAGAGATATGCTTAATTGGATGATCAATAATAAATATATAAATAAACAAAGCATAGCAGAAATCAATGAAACAGATATGCAGATTATTACTAGTAATAATCTTATTAAATATCTTAACGAATTAAAAAATGGATTTTTAGGAAGAACAAATTCACTGGATTCTATCAATACAAAGAAGAATGTATTCAGTGCTTTTTGGAATTATTTACGACAAAATAAATATGTCGATGATAATGTGATTTCACATATACCTGGCAATCTATATAAATCTGAAAAAAGATATAAAGAAGTAGAAATCCCTACAGATGAGCAAGTGGAAAAATTCTTAGTAAATATCACAGATGGAAATAAAAATGAATTTAATATTATTAGAAATATTGCCATTGTTCAACTTATAAAAGGAAGTGGTATTCGTTCAGAAGAGCTAATAAATATGGATATTTCCGATTTACATCTATACGAAGAAAAAAGACCGTATATGATGATTCTTGGAAAGGGAAATATACAAGAATATGATAAAGTTTATATGTCTGAACAGGCTAGAATGAATATTGAGGAGTATTTGAAAATTAGAACTTTTTTCGTAACAGAGAGAAAAATTAAAGATAATGCATTGTTTTTATCAAATGAAAATAACAGATTAAGTAAAGGTGCAATTACAGGGTTTTTTAATTTATATTCGGAAGGTGAAATTTACCCACATATGTTAAGACATTGGGTTGGAAGTAAATTGTATGAAGAAACAAAAGATATTGTTCTTGTTCAAAGACAATTAAGGCACAAGAATTTGGAAACAGCAGCAAGATACTATGTACACATGGATGAATCTACTATAGCAGATGCTGTACTTGATTTGTAATATGTGTTAAAATAATATGTAATGGAGGTACGATATTGAGAGGAAAATATATTGGTAGAGACGGAAGTATGGGGTTTCGCACAGGACAAACATATGAGATAAGCACAGAACTTACGAAAATCTACAGAGATAAGAAAAAGGTTGATGTAATTATGTTGAGAAGCGGGAAGTTGTTTTGTCCGTATGATTCCGTAGAGAGTATTTTGGAAAATTGGAAAATTGGAGAAACCATGATGGAAAACTTTATGAATGAGCCGATTGAACAGAACTGGACAGAGAATGACATTATAGAAGAATATGAAAAATACAAAGACAAGAAAAAAGTTGCAAAGGTATATGGAGTTACTACGCAGCAGGTAACGGAAATTTTGAAAAGGAATGTATAATATGAACAGCGATATTTTTGAAATTATGCATAAAGATAGAAGAGTTGCAAGAATTGATTCTTCTGGAAGATGTAAGGTGTATTACAAAAGTTTTATGCCGTATAACCTATATCTTGAAGAAGAAGAAGATGTTGATACTCTTGTTAATAATATTACAAATTTCAATTATTGGTGTGCAACAAGAGTTCTCACATTGGATAGAAAATATGCTAAAGAAATTTTGAACAGTATAGGAATGAATCAGGCTGTAACGGACAAGGATAGAGCAAAAGTGGCGTTATCATATAGGTGTACATCATTGACAGATGTTTTCTGGGTAAGAAATAAAGGTGAAAAGATAACATTTTCTGAAGTCAATTTATATGATAACCATCTTGAAAATATTTTTATAGATATTGCTCTGCGAGGAAAACAATATACGGTAAATAATGAAGATCTGGCGAAAGACTTATCTACGAATGGTGTTTTCCCAAAAGCCTGGAAACGGACAGAAAAAGGATTTTCTCTGTTGAAAGACGGAGGGATAGAAATTGTCGAGAAGGAACTTCTATCAAGTAAAATTTGTCAGTGTTTTGATGTAAAGCAGGTCATATACAACAGAAGTGTATTTGCTGAAGAACCGGTAACTATAAGTGAAAATATCACATCAAAGGACTTTTCCATTGTGTCTATGGAAGCATTTGAAGTGTATTCGCAAAATCATAACCGAAATATCCGAAAATATATTTTGTCGTTAGACAAACATGATTATTATATGATGAATATTGTTGACTATCTTGTAGGAAATACCGATCGTCATTGGGGAAACTGGGGGATTTTAGTAAACAATGCAAATAACAAGCCGGTTTCACTTCATCCTTTGATGGATTTTAATAAGACGTTTAATGCATATGACAAAGTAGACGGGTCGAATTGCCAGACATGTTTTGGAAAAAGAGTTAGTCAGAAGGATGCTGCATTAGAAGCTGTTGGGGAAATTGGATTGAATCAGATAAAGGAAATTGATTACAACTGGTTTGAATATTTCCCAGAATATGTTGAAATGTTTAAAAAACGATTAGAAATATTAAACGGTTTGAAAGATTGATTTCAAGCGAGGGGAATTATGAAGGAACAAAAAATATGCCCGTTTTGTGGTTCAGAAAAGGGATACTATATAACAGAAAGAGTAATTAGAGATTTGTTTTTTAATTACAATAATGAGCCATGTGGAGCCACTGAGGATGTTACAGAATTTTGTAGTAAAAGGCGAAGGTGCATAAACTGTGATAAAATACTTCCGAAAAAGATGTTTGAGTAATATATAATCTAGGATATACAAGGAGAAATATATGTTTAAAATAGAAGTTGATTGTGTGAATGTGTGTACTTGTACCATTTCTGATGAAGACGAACAAAGAATAAAAGACTATATAAAGAATAATCCAGAAAAATTTAAATTTATGTCAGATAAGGAGGCTATTGTAGAAGCTGTTTCTGAATTGGAAATTGATTTATATAATGATTATGTAGAGTCTGACAGTTATACAAATGATATTCGATGGTCTGAATTTGAAGAACGTAGTGCGGAGGAAATATTGAATGGATATAACCATTGCAAATCTAAATTGGGTTATGGTAATTTAAAAATAGAAGAACAAAGAAAATATTTTGAAGAACATCAACAGAAATTTAAGGAAATAATTAGAAAATATAATTCAGGACAAATATGCTGGTGATCTTATATAAGAAATGTTGATATTAATTATGGTTAAATGGTAATAGTATTTTCGAATATTACGAAAATGCGCAATAGATATGGACGGTATAGATAGTCAAGTTGAAACAATCTGTTGCGACACCGCAGAAGATATTGATTTTGATAAGAAAGAAATATTAAATCAATGTGAATATGCTGAAGAAATATAGGTTTTATTTGGATTGAGAGGTGTTATAATTGGATACTACAAATAAACATATTGGAAATCAATTGTCACAAATGTCCGATAAAGATATAAAAGAAGTATTTGAACAATACGCACATAAATTAGAACTTGATAAATTTGATAACGGGAAAAATTGGGAAATTAGTGTGCTTCATATATTAAATGATATATTAATGTGTAATCATTTTGATAACAATGGAAATATGTTATTGATTGATGAAGACATAACTTCTGATAAATATTGAGACAAATTAAATGACTAAAGTTGGTCAGATTGGAGCGTTTTATGAGAAGAAATTTATTTATTGGCATTCCTAACGATAAATTGAAGGAATGCTATGAAAGTTATAAAAGAGTGCAATGCAAACGAGAAAAGAAAAAGGAACTATTTTCTGAGTTAGCAATAGAATATGAAACAGAAGTTGGAGAAAAGTTTGCTATTGCAATATGTCAGTCTGATATGTTTAATGAAATTGCACATAGATATTTTAAAGCATATGATAGATTAGGCATTTTAATAGATGATATGAGGTGATATTATGGAAAAGAAATTTAAAACAGGAGATAGAGTTTATCATAGAAATTTAAAACAGTATGGGAAATTTATTGGTTATGCGTGGGAATCTGATGATGAGTGTGATGTTGAATTTGAGGAAGAAGATGGATATGTAGAACAGAAACATGTAAGCGTCAGTTGGCTTGATTTAGCAGATAGCATAGAGCCTGTTTTAGCAGCTAATGGAGAACCTATTAAAGATCGTGGAAGTTTAATAGATTTTTCTAGATAGATTCTAAGTTTCATTTTGAGAAAGGAGTGGAGTATTATATCAAACGTATATGAGTTATATAAACGGATTATGAAACATGATATAAAAGCTGTTGATCAGATTCAATCTTTAGAAGATGCAAAATATATTATTAAAATGATGCTTAAAACGAATGTTGACATTTATAATGGACAAGGAATTATGAGCCAAATGTTTATGAAGAAAAGACAAATAATTGCTTTACGAGAGTGTAGCTTCTGCATGATAGAAGAATTTGATGGAAAAATGGAATGTACTAAAAATAGATATGGAAACAGAACTATGGAAGACTGTGAAGGCTATAATTTTGAAGAAGTTAAATTGTCGGATATTAGTGTGTCTGAATCGACATTTGAACTTCAGAAAAAATATTACGGAAAAAACATTTTGCTATTGTTGAATAAATAAAATATGCTTTTGAAGGAGAACATATGATTAAGTATAGACCGCATAGAGGTATGTTGAGTGAATCAATGAAAGATGAAATGGAATTCGATACCATAGATCAGATGTATGATTATCTTTTAGAATATTGGAATTATTGGGATAAAATTTTTGAAAGAGAAGATTTAAGCGTTACAAAAGATTTCGGAAGAGACGAGAGAATCAACTGGAAAGAACTGCGGTATGTATGTACTAAAAGGTTTGGAAAAGTTATATATGATGTACCTCAATGTATTGGGTATTGCAGCATAGAGTAAAATAGTTTTATTGGAGGAGTGTAATTGCAGTATAAAATAGCAGATGCTAATCATCCTAGAATGGGATTAGGAAATAAATTATGTATTAACCCAAAATATTGGTGCAGATCACATCAAGTATGGTTATCTGAAAATGATGTAAAGAAAAAAGAATGCTTTCATAAACCAACGATTGATATGATTTCTTATGAAAAATGTAGGTGCCTGGAGAAAGCAGATTATTATTCAGAACTCAAAAAAAGAGGTTGGAAAAGACAAGTTTGTTAATGATGGTAATGGACGGAGGGAATATAATGTTGAAATACAGAGAATTTCTCGATTTGACTGATGAGGAAATTGAATTCATTATAAAAGAAATTTTCCATATACAAGATGTGTAAACAATATTGAAAGAGACAAAGAATCGAATCAAATATCTTGCGACATTTATATAATGGAAGAATACCCCGAATTTGGTGATACACTGGATTTGTCATTAAATGGAATAGATACCCATGATTTTGGATTAACATCGAAAGAATTATTGAAATGGAGACAGTTTCTTTTGGCAAAGGGATGTGATTATAGGTTGAAAGATAATCCGTATATGGAAGAATAGAGGGGGGGGTAATTACTATGGTTATAAATGTACCAGAATGGGCTGAAATTGGTAAATTCATCGAATATCGGATGTACGATAAAAATCATGGGAAAATGAGATGGTTTAGAGAAAAAATAATTTCATATGGAAATGATGGTTTTTTTCATCAAGATTATAACTGTCCTGTTTATTATAATCGGTTTTCTGATTTAGGCAAGAGTGTAAGATTATGTGAGCAAAAATACGATTATAATGCTGCATGTGGTCTTGATAATTAGATGAATTTTAACTTTCATCTGGGAGGTGTAAATGTTATGAGAAAAGTAGTTTTAGAACCGCACAAAGAAAAGTCAAACTTATGGTGTTGGAATGTGTTGCAGTACAGTGAAAGCCAAGATACATGGTATAGCATTGGTTCCGGGATAGAAGTAAACTGGGATATAGCAGCTAGAAAAGCTAAAGAAATAATAAAGATGTAATAAATATATGTAAGACGATACTTATTCTGTATCGTCTTTTTCATTGGATTCATGTAACTTGCAATAATATAAAAGAAGTCTATTTAACGCTGGATCCTCAGATTTGAATAAATCAGTTGGAGTACATTCTAGTGCGATACATATTCTTTCTAGTGTGTCAAAATTTATTTTGCTTGTATCTCCATCGTAAAGTTTACATGCCGCAGGATACCCGACTCCGATCGCTTTTGCAAATTGATTTTTATTCTGAAATTTTTTATCTACCAGATCTTTAATATCTAAGCGCATGTATTCACCACCTGTTCGTTATATATTGTTTACAGTATATAGTTTAGCATATATTCTTTAAAAAATAAATATATTTTATTGAATATACTCTTGACAATATACTGTAAAGAGTATATACTTATGATATCGAAAGAGAGAAGTACATAGATTAGGAGAAAGGAGGATGCGTAATTATGAAAATTAAATTTGAAAAATTTGATATTGTAATGGTTGACTTTGGAGATAACACTATAGGAAGTGAACAAGGCGGGAAAAGACCAGCAATTATTGTACAGAATGATATAGGAAATCATTTCGCTGCAACAACCATCGTTATACCATTTAGTACAAAATTAAAAAAGATAAACCAACCTACGCATACTCTTATCAAAAAGGGAAGAGGTACAGGGTTGGTAAAAGATTCTATTGTTTTGTGCGAATGCATAAGAAATATTTCAGAATTAAGAATAGAAAAATACCTTGGAAAGATAACATCTATGGACGATAAACGTGCAATAAAGATTGCATGTGACGCAAATTTTATGTGGGGAGATGATGTGGCATGAGATATGTATTGATGGACATTGAAGAAGCTGTTAAGCACTGTAAAGGGAAAAAAGTTTTAGTTGCAGAACAAGACCTTGAAAATAATGAGGTGGTAGGTTTTGAAAGAAAAACTTTTCAGGAATGCAAGGATATTATCGAGCGATCTGAAACAATAGCAAAAATTTGTGATGACTTTTTAAACCAGCTAAGAGTGTTTTCTGAAAAACAATTAGATTTGATGAACATAAAACCTATCGGAACTATGAGTACAATATTAGTTCATGATCCTTTCCCGGATACAGAAGAACAGAAAAGAACAAAAAATCGAACAAACGTTCTGTCAACTATTGACAAGAACAAATGTTCGTGTTAATATACTTTTTGTAAACATAATAAAAAAGAAGAGACGGAAATCCATCACAGGTGCGCCAACACCTCCGGTTCCGGCTCTTCTAAAACCAAAAAACGCATTTCCCAAAAATGGGAGTGCTAAGAACAGCTTGCGCTATCCCTACTAGTATAATACATATTTTTTTCAAAGTAGTCAAGCGTATCAGCTAAAAATTCCAAATATTGGAAAACTGAATATTGAAATTTACTTTTTATTCGTGTGGACAAGTTTCTAAACGTTTATTTCTGATGCAATTTTTTAAATAGGAGTGAAATAAACAGTGAATAACGCAATGAAAAGTAAAAAAGAAAGGGTGGTTGAAATGAATTATGTCGTGACGAACGACAAATTGTACATTAGGTTAAGTTCTGATGGTTCTCCTGTAACTTGTTCTAAACGCAACGCTCAAGTATTTGAAAAGGACAAGGCGGATAATATTCTAAAGAATCTTCCAAAAGTATTGAAGAACTTTCGTTTTAAAGTAAAACCTGTTCCACAATCTGAACAGGAAGTTCCTCAGAACAAAACAAAAACAGATAATGTGCAATCAGAAGAGAAGAAATACATAAGAAAAGATTCGTACATACCGTGCGACGAGGTTGTACAGTGGATCGAAAAATCAAGACAGTGTAGCGAATTTGTGGAAGACGCTACGAGAAGAAGAGCAGTATTACATAAAAAATTGGCAAATGTTGATCGTGAATTGTCAAACTGTATGCATCAGATTGAATTAGAAAAATGGAAGTCAGGTTGTGATGGATACAAATTATATAAGTTGGAAAAAGAAATTCTTGAAAAACGAAGACAGATTAAAGATGAGTTGGTAATTATTCAATCTGTCCTGGACAATACAAAATGTACGATTGGGATTAAGAATATTGAAAAGACTTTTAATCGTCTTGGTACTAGAAGATTTGAGATAAGAATCATTGAAGACGATGATTTCTTTGATGAATTACAACCTGATTCATAGTAATAATAGAATCAGGTTGTATGAAACTACTTATCATCATTGATAAATTTGACTACATCCTCAATTTTACAATCGAAATATTTGCAAATGGTGTCAAGAGTGGACATAGAAATATATTCATCTTTACCAATCTTGGCTAATGTAGCCATACTTATTCCGGTTTCTAAACGAAATTGAGTTTTGCTTAAGTCGTTATCAATAAGCAGCTTCAGCAAAGGTTTGTATGAAAACATATTACACCTCCTAATATTTAGATTATAACATTATATATTCATATGTCAATGGAGGAATATTCAGATATGTGAATATATTTATTGACAAATATTCAGATGTGGTGTATGTTGTATTCATAAAAGCGAATATAAAAATTAGATATCTAAATATTTTGTATGAGAGGTCATAAAGATGGACAAGAATAAAATTCTCGAAGACTATATCGGAAATGATATGAAAAAAATTCGTAAAATATGCGACAAAATCATTTCCAAAACAAATATCCCGAAAATGTATTGGGATGATTATTATGATAAAGCTGTCGATATTCTTCTGAAGAGTATGGATACATATGATGAGTCGAAAAATTGTAAATTTAGTACATATTTCTATGGAAACCTTGTAAGAAGAAAAGAAACGTGGAAAAGAGATTGTATAAGGTTTAAAAGATGTAATCTTGTAATAGATAGTAAAGGAAAAATTATGAGAGATAAGGACGGAAATCCTATAGTTATTCCAGATATATCCATACATATGAAAGTTGATCCAGATGAAGATTACACGTTGGAAGAAGGCATTTCTTCTGGATTTAATTTAGAAGGGGAAATTATAAATAGACTTCACCCCACAACAGATAAAATTGAAATGTATAAGAGCAATTTATCTTATAAGCAACAAAAGGCGGTCGATCTCATATGCGATGGATACACTCAAGATGAAATTATTGAAGAATTAAACATAACAGAAAGAGAATATAAAGACAATATACTTGGGACTATGCGTCTTTATGAAAATGTAAAAGTGTTATTGTGCGAATAAAAAATTGGAGGAATATAATCATGGCAAAGAAAATTAGAAAAAAGACATTATCGCTAGATTCTTATTTAGAGAAGATTGTGGAAGAAGATATTAGTGATAATCAGGACGTTCAAAGACTGTTTTGTTGGGAAAATGGAATGGTGAATGAGTTAATCAAAACTGTATTAACTGATGATTATATTCCACCAATTATCTTAGGAGAAGAAGATTTGGACGAAGACGTTGTGCAGCAATACATTGTTGATGGAATGCAAAGAAGTTCTGCGTTGGTTAAATTTAAGCATGAAAACTATAAAATTACAGCTACTTTAGAAGATCCGATTATCCAATATCAGAGAAAAAAGAAAGATGAAAATAATAAAATCTGTAAAGATGAATACGGAAAAGTTATTTGGGAATCTGTTGAATATGATTTGAGAAGAAAAACATATGAAATGTTACCGCCAGAATTGAAAAAAATGTTTGATGATTATCAGATTGACATTACAATACATCAGCATTGTACGATGTCACAGATTAGTAAATTGGTGAGAAGATACAACAATCATTTGGGAATGAATACATCTCAGAAAGCATTTACTTATATTGATTTACATGCAAGAAAAATAAGGACAATATCTGAGAAAAATAAATTCTTTAAAAATTGTATGTCTTGTTCCGGTAAGCAGCAATCGAAAGGTATTAGAGAAAGACTTGTATGTGAATCTGTCATGACAACGTTTTTCTTTGATAACTGGAAAAGTGCAATAAAGAACATGAGCAAATATCTAAATGAGAACGCAACGGAAGAACACTTTGATACTGTAAATGAATATTTTAGCAGGATTGAATCTGTGTGCAAAGATAATTTCACAGAAGTGTTTGTGCCAAAAAATGTTATTGTTTGGATCCCTGTGTTTAAAGAGTTTGCTAAATTTGGATTAGATGATATTAAGTTTAAGGATTTTGTAGAAGAATTTGAAAAGTCTTTATATAAAAAAGATGTAAATGGAGTAACATTTGACAAATTAAATGAGGATCGTCATACAAAAGGTAAGGCTATTTTAAAAGAGAAAATTAACATCTTAACTGCTCTCATGAAAGAGTATTTACATATTAAAGAAGATGAAGAATGTCTTGTCGAAGTGGGAGAGAATAATGTAATAGATAATGCTTCTTCAGACCAGAACGCTCTTGAATTTATCAAAGAAAATGTTAAAGAAGATGTGATTGATGAAGACATCGAATTATATAAAATTCAGTTAGATGACTGGACAGTAGAGGTTGATAACTCATCGAAACTTCTTGAACCTGAAAACATGAATTCTTTACTTGCTGTTGTTGCGTACAGCTTTGAAACAAACATAGATTTAGAAATTCCGGAGTGGATGGTAAGTTTCTTTAACAGAAATTCTACATATATTAAAGATCAAAAAGAAAATTATACATACATGGTAAATGATATTGGTGAATTCTTGAGACATAAATATGAACTTGCTGGATAAATGGAGGTGAATAATATATGGATAAAACATTTTGGAACATAATGTCAATCGGTGGATTAATTACATCGTGTTTAGCCGGTGCTAGATTATATGAAATTGGAGAAGATTCATTTTTCTATGGTTTTATTCTCGGTGTCGGAGCATTGATGTTCGCTGCAAAATATATGGGAGAGGAAGAATGAGGTAGAAAAGATGAAAAAATTTAACTGGAAAGAATTTAAAAATAAAGACAATAAGATTGCGGTGCATTGTAAGACCGAGGAAGAAGCGAAAGATTTTTGCAAGAGAATGCATGAGCATGGGATGAAGTGGAGCACAGGTAAAAGCTACATGGAAAAGACAAATTATGAAGAGTACAAAGGAGAAACGTGCTATATAAGATTCGGAATGTTCTCATCGTATCGGTACTACAATAGCGAAGGATACGAGATCCTGGAATGGAGTGATTACATGCAGAAAGAATTTACAAAGTCAGATTTAAAAAGCGGAATGGTGGTCGAATATAATGATAACTATTTCGGGAAAAGACTTGTTATAGGCGGCTTTTTGATTGGCGAAGATGGATATTCGGATTTGGGAGACTATAACGAAAACTTAAAAAATGTGGCAAGCGGTTTAGAAATAGTTAGGGTATATAAGATTAAATGCATGGAAAAAATTAGCAGTATCATGCATGATGACAACCTCGAACTCATCTGGGAGCGAAAAAAACTAAAGAAAATGACCGTAGAAGAGATGCGCGAAAAGTTAGAAGAACTGATTGGAGAAGAAATTGAAATTGTCTAAATAAGGAAAAGGAGAAATAAATTATGTGTGAGTTTAAAAGTGGAATTATTTTTAAGAATAGGGTGGAACTTGCACCCTTAGAGAATGAAAGTCATTCAAGTTTGCTTGAAAAATTGGATATAGAAGATAATGAATTTAATGCTTCTAAGAAATTTGTGAGAGCAGAATTAATTCCGCCAGAGAAATATGTTATCACTTCTGATATTTCAAAGTGGACTTATAAAGTCGATCAGGATATTGTACCAGAATGGTATAGTAACGATCCAGAGAGATATGAAGATGAATTTAGAGAATCCGTTAAAGATTTTATGAACAAGCACTTTAAAGAGGAATTTGGATATTATTGGACAAACATTCGAATGGATGGAAAGATATATCATTTTATGTATGGAGTTCTTACGAGGATGAGTTTTGGCAGCAATAATAATTACGCAGAATCTTCTGTAAGAAAATATCTTAAAGAGTGCAAGCTTGCAAAAGACATTAAATGTAAATATGGAAATAGTATTACTCCAGTTGAAAATAACTTGCTTAGTATGGATGGATTTAATGATTATGGTGTTGTAAAAGATGATGTATTGTCTATTCCGACTTTTGATTTATTCAGAAAATGTGGTGAAAAACTTCCACTAATCAATTATCCACACTGGCTGTCAACTCCAAATCAGACGAAATCAAGAAAAGATTCTTCCTGTGTTCAGGTTGTTCGCGGTCGTGGTGGCGTGCTCTGCGACGGTTGCGGTTGGGGCGGTTATGGGGTTCGTCCGTTTTTTATCACCGAATCTTAAATCTGTTTATCTTGTCGATAACGTTTTGTGGAGATGAAGACAGAACAATGCGTAAGCGTTGTTCGTAAGTATTCGAAGAGCAAAACTCAGCAAGATTGGAGTGATTTATATGGAAGTTATTACAAAAGCTATCGACTTAATGCAATATACATATTCCGTGACAGCGAATAAAAAGAGATATCCGGCAAAATACAAAACGCTTATAGAAAGAATTCAGAATGAATGTATGAATATATATGATTTCCTGATGAGCGCAAATAGAATACAAATAAATGCAGAAAAACAGAAGAGATTAGATTTGCAAACTAGATCTATTTCTTCATGTGATAAATTATCTTGTTATGTTGAATTGTCAATGAATCTAAATCTTATAGGATCTGATACAGTTGAACATTGGCAGAAGAAGATATGTGATATTAAATATATGACAATAGCCTGGAGAAACAAAGATAAAACAAGATGATTCTTAACGGTTGTTTGCTATATGACTTCCTATGTTCAGATTGTTAACAGTAATGGTAACGTGAACTACAACGATTGCAATTGGAACGATTATGGAGTTCGTCCGTTCTGGGTCGGAAGACGAAATAAAGTAAGAGAAACGCTGAAATTAGAGTCCCGATATCAAAAGAGCAAACAACCTTTCCTGTCTTTTACTAGACAGGATAAATACAAAGGCAAAATATATCATGATAAAAGATAGCACAGTTTTTGATAAGATTATTGATTTTGAAAATTTATATAAAGCATACAGAGATTCAAAAAGTGGCAAAGGTTTTACGAAAAGTAGAATTAAATTTGAATTATCTGCTCTTGATGGAATTTATCAAATTAAGAAACTTTTAGAATCAAAGCAATATGAAGTAGATAGATATAACAGATTTAAAGTATATGAACCGAAAGAGAGAATTATAGAAGCAGGAAGTTTTAAAGACAAAATTGTGCAGCACAGTTTATGTGATAATGTGCTTCTTCCTATTTTAAGTAATGAATTTATATATACGAATTATGCCGGACAAATAGGAAAAGGAACATTGTTTGGTTTGGATTGTCTGAAATATCAAATGTATTTAGCATATCAGAAATACGGATATGATTGTTGGATTATTAAAGGTGATATTAAAAAATTTTTCTATAATATTGATCATAATATTCTGAAAGATATTGTTTTATATTTTATATCTAATCCAGATACGTACTGGTTATGTGAAAAATTTATTGATAGCACAAGCGGAAATGGCTTGCCTCTTGGAAATCAAGTTAGTCAGGTATTTGCTTTATTATATTTGTCTGGTTTTGATCATTTTATAACTGGAGAGTTGGGTGTCAAATATTATGGAAGATACATGGATGATTTCTATTTAATTGTGGAATCAAAGCAATATGCAAAATATTGTTTGTGTGCAATAGAAGATTTTGTAAACACACTAAATTATGAAATGTCGCAAAAGGAGGTCTGGTTAAATGCTAGTTGAAAAAGTTATAAAAATACCGGTGTATACTTTCAATTTTAGAATGTATCCAAATAAAGAACAGAGTGAATTAATAGATAGAATTATCTTAGCTTTACATAAAGCATGTAATATGGCTGTTTATGATATGTTTGAAAATAAAGTTAATACAATTGAAAGACCAGACAAAAAGAATGGAGGACAAACTGTTCATTTTCCGGATGTAAAGTCTATTGCAAAGAAACAGTATTTGGATGTGTTAAGAAGTAGGAGAGAAGACATTAAATTGATTCCAGCGGGTGCTTTGTCTGGTGAGAATGGAGGGGATCATGGGCAGTATGTGGACGAGGAAATAAAAAATATACTAATAACGATGTTTTTAAATATAATCGGAATCCAAATAGAACGGAAGTTATCGGAAACATTTTTGATAATCCAGAGCTGTTGGAGATGGAGTGATGAAAACAATAATTTACACAGTAGATGACGAAGAACCAGATTGCAATAGATGCGATCATTGTTGCTGCGAAGATTATTATTGTATCAAACAATGCGGAGCAGAACATGGATGGAATGGATACGAAAGGTTAGAGAGAATTGAAAGTGATGAGGGGTAACAATGTGGAAAATATTTATTGAGTATGACGATAAGAGCAAAATTACATTAACAGGAAAACACAAAGATATTCCGCTAAGGCTTGCATTAGAATATAACCTACTGTATGCAAATTCCCAAAGCTGCATAGGTGCAAAATATCAACGATATCCAAAAAAGAATTATCCTGAGATGGATTTAATGGATAAAATCGAGGAACTAGAGTTGTTGGAGGCGTAGTAATGAAAAAAGAGTGTATTAAATGCAAATATTATAAAAACTACTATAAATCAACAGAATGTTATTGCGAAAAAGGTTATTGTGTTATGGATAAGAAAAACAGGAGATGGAATAAATGAACGTACTAGAGAAGATCTTGGAAGAGTTAGAGAATGAATCACAACTAGCGCATGAAGAAATGCGAAGATGTGCAAGAGGAAATCCTTTGCAATTTGATGAAGTAAAAGGATATGCAAGAGCAATGGAATATGTAGTTGACACCATACGTTCTCACATGGAGAAGAGAAAAAAGGTATCAAGAGCAAGGATAATAACACGTAAAATTGATGAAAAGTCATATTATGAGATTGAATATAAGGAAACCGGGAAAGACGAGTATGATGTCGGATACGGATCGTACGATTTAAATAATGTCATTGGTTGGTTTAACGAATGCTTCGAGTTTTGTGGAAAAACTAAAGTGGCTAGTGACAATGACGGTTGGATTCCGGTAGAGGAGAGATTGCCGGAAGAAGATGAAAGATACAAAGGTAGAAAGGCTATTGATGTATTAGTCACTACTTCTAATGGAAGAGTTACTAAAGTACAAAGACAATCAAAATATGACTATTGGTGCTGGGGAAGAATTTATGGTGAGCCAACTGCATGGCAGCCACTTCCAAAACCATACAAGGAGAAATAACATGTCAGAAGATACAAAACAGCAGTTGCAAATTGTTCTGGATTTATTGAGAAAATCATTGATAGATAATGGTGTTTCTATGGGGCTATCAGAAAAGAAAATAATGTTTTTTGATACAAAGAAATATTTATTAACAGGAAAGTTTGATGGATTTTCTGTAAATATTGATAACTTAGTTAAATAATGAAAGCAGAATTTCAAACGGAGAAAGAGAGAACTAATATATGAAGAAAAACAATGTAAAAACAGCCACAATCAGATGCGATGATAATGCAGAAGCAGTTGTGTTTTCTAAATATACAACGGAAAATTCAACTGATTTTGAAATCTCTTTTGAGGATTCATATAGCGGTGGAGATTTTAAAGGAATTATTGGAAGATTTAAAAGAGCATGGATGGCGTTCTGGAATAAGCCGGTATGTTATACAGGTATATATTGCGAAAGTGGGCGTGATAGAGTAAGAAACTTTCTGAAAGAATGCTTGGAATTGGTAGAAGGAGAATAGGGAATATGAGAACAGTATATATTGCAGACGATGGAAAACAGTTTGAAGATGAGTATGAATGCGAACATCATGAATTTGAGTTAAAATATCCACATCTTCAAACAATTGAAGCGTACAATAAAGACGGAGAAAAAATGACAGATCTCTTGGATGAAGATACATATAATAATTGTGAAAAAATTATTCTTCATTCAGAAGAAGAGTTATCTGATTTACAATATGCCGCAGACTGTTTAGGATTTTATTCATACAATGACATTACCGAAATCGGGGAATGGATTTTTGATTATGAAACAGGGTATTTTAGTAAAAACAAAAAGTCTACTTTTGTACAGGAGTTATCTGACAAATATGTGGAGATATTAAAAGAATGTAGATCAATAAAATATCAGGAACACGCGGATAATACACTATTAAAATTATTATCTGATTTAGGATATGCAGATGTTGTAAAAGCATACAGAGAAGTTCCTAAATGGTATTCATGATATTCGTAAGTTTAAAATATGAAACCGTGATTTCAATTTTTGGAGGTGGTAACATCGGTGATGAAATTATTTTAACTAAAAGAAAACCAAACATAATTGCTGAAGAATGTGTATGCGAAATTACAGAATATCTTAACAACAATGTTAGATATAATTTTGGAGATGTTCATCCATATTCTTTATGTTACATATATGACTCAAGAAGCATTTGGGGCAACACAATTGTAATTCGTATGCCAGGATCAACAATTGGATGTATTAAATTTGATGATAGAAATGTAATTGTAGAGTGTTGCATTGACGCTGATACTATGTCGAAGAATAACTGCTTCTCTAAAGACATTAATGAGCAACTGAAACGATTTGTCGGAAGAACATTGATATTTCCGGAAGAATAGAGGTGAAAAATATTAATACGTATAAAATTAGAGATGCATTTTTTGTAAATCTTGAAACTGGTGAGAAAATAAATGTAGGTAATGCTTCTGTGTCGATTGAAAATGAAGAAATAGGTTGCAATAATAATCAGTCAAATTTTAGAAGATTAGAATTTGAAGACACTACTTTCACATTTGAACCTAAGTATTTGAATACAAAGAAACTCTATCAAATGTTATATGGTATTACAAATAATTACAGAAGATTGCATGATGGATATGCTCTGAGAGAAGTAATCAGAAGAAGATACATAATGAAACATAGAAGACAAGTGAATAAGAAGGAGAGGTAATAAGTATGGAATTTAAAGACTTTAGAAATATGATTTCTGATCATTTTAAGACAATGACAAAAGATGTTGATAGGTTGTTTGAAGTTGGTGTGGATAAGGATGAAATGTGGAATACATACCTTGATAGTTTTCCGACCGGAACAAATGAGATTTTTAGAAAAAGAAGAGAATATGATTGCAGTTGTTGTAGGCAGTTTGTCAAGCAAATCGGTAGTGCTGTGGTAATTAAAAATAATAAATTAGAAACAATTTGGGATTTAGGCATTCATGATGATAAATTTGAACCGGTTGCAAAAGCTATGTCTGATTTTGTAAGAAGACACTGCGTAACAGATGTATATGTAAGCAAATTTAAAAAGGTTGGAACAGAATATAACTACGAGCAGTATGAGAACGGAACAATGAAAAAGTGGGAACACTTTCAGATTATTTTAGACGATAAATTTGTGGACAAAACTGCTCGATCAATTGGAGATATTAAAGGTGGATTTAGAGACACGAAAAATGTATTTAAAAGATCACTTGATGAAATTTCCATGGATGCGTTAGAGACAGTACTTGAGCTTATCAATTCCAACACTCTATACAAAGGAGAAGAGTGGAAAACTATCCTGATGGAGTTTAAGAGATATAAGAAAGAATATGAAAAATTAAGTTCTGATGATGTTCGTGATTTATATACATGGGAGAATTCTGTAAAAGCAGGTATTGCAATTGGTCGAATCAGAAATCACAGTATTGGAACACTTCTTGTGAATGTAAGCAATGAAATGGATCTTGATACGGCGGTAAAAAAATATGAACAGATTGTAGCACCAACAAATTATAAAAGACCTAAAGCAATTTTTACGAAAAAAATGTTAGAAGATGCAAAGAAGACAATTTCTGAATTAGGATATATGGATTCTCTCAATAGAAGATTCGCAACTCTGGATGATATTACGGTGAATAATATTTTGTTCTCAAATAAAGATGCAGCGAAACGAATTTCAGATTCATCTGATATCTTTGGAGAACTAGAAAAACAGGCTGTAGTTAATCCAAGAAAATTTTCAAGAGTAGAAGAAATTACTGCAAATGATTTCATTAAAAATGTCTTACCATCAGCAAAAGAGGTAGAAGTATTGGTAGAGAATAAGCATTCGAATAATTTTGTTTCTCTAATTGCTCCTTGTAATAAAGATTCTAAATCAATGTTTAAATGGAACAATGGATTGAGTTGGGCTTATTCTGGAAATATTACAGACTCTGATATGAAACAGAATGTAAAAGCAGCAGGTGGAAATGTAGACGGTGTTCTTAGATTTTCTATTCAATGGAATGAAGACGGAAGAGATAATTGCGACTTGGACGCACACTGTATTGAACCAAATAGAAATGAAATTTACTTTAGTAATTGTAGAAAACCATCTTTGTCATCCATGACTGGACAGCTTGACGTAGATATTATTCATCCAAATGGCAAGGTTGCTGTGGAAAATATTACATGGTCAGATAAATCAAAAATGAAACCAGGTGTTTACAAATTTTTTGTAAATCAGTATTCAGGAAGTGCTAGAAATGGATTTAGAGCAGAGATTGAATTCAATGGAGAAATTTATTCTTTTGATTATAGCAATTCAATGAGAACGGGACAAGATGTTTATGTAGCTGATGTAATTTTGGATACTAATGGGGAATTTACAATCAAGGAAAAAATTTCCGGGAACTCTAAAGTCTCAAGTAGAACAGTTTGGGGAATTTCAACAAATGAGTTTACGCCGGTATCGGTAGTTTGTTATAGCCCAAATTATTTTGACGAACAGGACGGTATTGGTCATAGACATTTGTTCTTTATGTTGAACGGATGTAAAAATGATGAAGAACCAAATGGATACTATAATGAATTCTTAAAGAGTGAATTAGAAAAGCATAAAAGAGTATTTGAAGCTCTAGGATCAAAATGCCATGTAGAAGATTCTGAGGATCAGCTTTCTGGAATTGGTTTTAGCATGACAAAAAGAGCAGAGCTGGTTGTAAAAGTAAAAGGTGCAACAGAGAGAATTTTAAAAATTAAGTTTTAATCAAGAAGGAGAAAGTAATATGAGTACGAACATGTTTGAAATTGCTACTAGAAACAAATTTAGATTTCCATTTAAAGGTGTGATTTCTACCGAAGATTTATGGGATTTAAGTGTAGAGAGTCTTGACAATGTGTTCAAGACGCTTAACTCTGAGATGAAGAAAACAAAAGAAGAAAGTCTTTTGAGTACAAAGAGCAAGGACGATGAAGTGCTTGAACTAAAAATTGAAATTGTTAAACATATTGTTGCGGTAAAACAGGAAGAAAAGGAAGCAAGAGAAAGGAAATTCTTGGATAGAGAACGTAATCAGAAAATTATGTCTATTATTGCTGCGAAGCAGGATGAACAGTTACATAATATGTCAATAGAAGAATTGCAGAAATTGCTTGTAGAATAAGTGAATAATAAAACAGACACTCATCTCCGCGACCAAACTTTGATGGGTGTCTGAAAACACAATACATTGGACAATTAGGAATCCAACGCAACTAATATATTACATATCTTTTTGTGCTGAGTCAAGCATGGATTTCCAAATTGAGAAAATTAAATATAGGTGGGAGTGATTATTATCGGAGAGTACAAGCCAATTAATTTTACATATTATAATCCGAGAACCAGCATTTTTAAATCTGGGAAAAGTGACAGAGAACGTATTTCTGTTTATAAGTGTAATAATTGCGAAAATTGCGATGCTTATAAGCGCAAATGTTGTGTGATGCTGAATGGATTATGGTGGCATAAGTGTCCTTACGGCACAATTGAAAAGAAAGAAGGTTTTACAAAAGCAGCGCGTAAATGCGGATATTTAGTAAGTGAATATAAGGGAAAATACGGAGATGTTGAATATGCGTTAAAACCATTAAATTTTGTATGCGAAATTGGAGATTATGTTTATCTTGGATTGCCACATCTTAATGGATATAATAATCCGATTCGAAATAGTGATTTCTTTGTAGATAATGACATGATTAAGAAAGAAGATTTTACACCTGAATTTATTGTGGAACTTATTAAATATAGACCATATGCACTCATGGGCGGAGAAATATCTTCTTATCAGAAAGAATATGTTCCAAAGTTTTGTGATCAACTTAAAAGATTTATGCCTGATATGTATACAAGAGTGTGTGAAATTTATCCGGAAATTAGGTCATTGGTAGAGAATATTGATTATACAGGCAAGAGAGCAAAGTTAATGACACTTCTTCCTGGGGAAGTTAAATTATCAACAAAAATTCTTGAGTGGGATGGTGAATTGCTGCATGGAGAAGGATACCAGATTTCATTTTGGGGATTAGACGACGAAGAAGTGACTATTATTCCAAATGAAAATACAATCGTGACGATTTGCGACAATTCAACAGTAACAGATGAAACAGAGTTTGAGGAATAGGTGTGAAGTAAATGAAACATAAAGTTAGAGATCGAGTTAGAATTCGTCCTGATTTAAGGACAGATATTAAGTATGGCGAGGGTGAAGCTGTAGATGAGATGTATGCTTTGCGAGGTCAGATTGTAACAATCAATGAAGTAGATACCGAAGGGGAATATTATCTTATGGAAGAAGACGAAGGTTATTTCTGTTGGACAGACGAAATGTTTGAGGATTCAATGACAAATGGTGATATGATTCGCGCGTTGTCTGACGAAGAGTTGGCTGATTGGTTGGTGGAAGTATATGAGAATACAAAAACTTTTGATGAAATATATAAATGGATAAAAGAATTATGGTGCGAAAGTGAATAAATTATGGGTTGTAAATTCAAAAACAGATGTCCATCATATTCTGGATGGTGTGAAGGTATTAATTATCCAATGGAACATTGTATTTCGTATATCTTGGATGATTATGAAAACGAAAAAAAGAAAACCGAAAACTTGGAATGGATCTACCATATTCCAGAAGAGAATTACGGGATAGTAGATTTCGACGTTATAGAAAAAGCTCTAGGTTTCCGGTTATTCGGATATCAGAAGAGTTATATTTTACATCAAGGATTTAGACGAATGGGAAGAACTACTGCCGAGGTACTTCAGATGTTATTTGACAAAGATCAGTATGATAATCCGATTGACTTTACGGAGCCGCCTAGAAACAAAAGACTACGCATATTCCGTCAGCAATTTAGAGAAATTTGGGAGAAACTTCGAGATGCTGGCGTTGAGATGAGACCAGTGCTCTGGAGTAGGGAAGATAAGGAAAAGTATGAAACAAAGATTGATTATTACAAATATGTAAAAACTCGGCTTCGAGAATATGGAAAAGGAGAATAATGTGGTGACAAAAGAATTAGGTAAAATTACTTTTGCAGAGTTTGGAACTATGAGAGATTATCCATTTCTAATTGGTTTACATCTCTGCTTTAAAATGGGAAGTAGCGGAATTGGTGACGGCGGAAAATATACAGTCAATATTAGTCCGGAATGTAACTGGAAAGATTTAAACCGCGAAGCAGCGATCACTAAAACTATCGAATACATTGACCGGATATTAGAAGATGCAAAAGTCAATTATGTATCTGAGCTACTTAATAAACCAGTCGAAGTAACTATTGAAAATAACACATTTAAAGATTTTAGGATTCTTACTGAAGTATTATAAAGAGAATAAGTATATGGTAAAAGAAACATACAAAAAGGCAATGCAACTAAACGATGATATTTGGTTGATTAATTATCACTTACGCAAAGCAAAAGAAGACAAAACATGGATTACAATTTCAACACCACTTAGAAAAGATGAAGTTCTTTCTTCAAGATTCCAAAGAGAATTAATTGAGTGGTTAGAGAAAAAGATGATTGAGTATCAGAAAGAATTTGATGAGTTATAAAAAAGGAAATAATAAAATGAATTTTATTGAGAAGTATAATTGTATTTTATGTAAATATAACAAATTAAATTAGCAATGAAAAAATATAAAGAACTAAAGAGGAAGTATAAATGGAATTAAATGTAGGAGATTTATTAAATAAAAACTGGATTTCAATAAAAAAAGTTGGACTGCCAGAATTAGAAGAAGTAGATAAATATGTACATAAAAGCCAGAAGGTTTTAATTCAGACCAAATACGGAGATATGTTTGTCGCACATTGCGAAAAAAGATTTTATTATGGAGGAAAGTCATATGAAATTAAATGGTTTTCATATGGAACTGGCGGTAGAAAAATGAAAGTTATGAGTAAGGTAATTGCTTGGATGGACTTACCGGATAGATATGAAGGAGAATAAGAAATGAGCATAAGAAATGAGTATGAATTTAATGAAGAAAAAGAGATCGAATTAATTAACAGTGTCATACGAGAAGCTATTGTACATGGTTCTGATAACGGAGGAGCATATGAGATTAACGAAGATGGTTTAAGAGAATCGGTTTCAGAATGGCTTGAGTATCATAATTTATCTGAAAAATACACACTAAGAGAATATAGTGATGGATGGAATGTTATGAAACTTTGTAGAAATTTTGAAACATTGACGGATATTAAAAATATGACAGATTTAAGGAAATGGGAACTATGGGTAGAATCTTTTGGGATTGAATACAGAATAGAAAATGATGATCTTCTTTCTCGTAAATATATATATGCAGACGGCACAAATTATTTAGTGAAAATTGTTTTTGATGGTAAAACAGAAATGTTCAAATATATCGACAAAGAAAATTATTAAATAGAAATTAAATCAGAAAGGATAAAAAGAATAGGTAGCTACTAAGGGTTAGGATTGTTTGAAAATATGCGAAAGGGGGATAAAGGTTGAAGTTAACATATATAGAATTTATATTTGAAAATTGTGATTCCATAAAAATAGAAGGGAAATACATAGGATATTTTTTGGTTGATGATTTAAAAACTTCTATAAAAAGAATTGCATCTAATTCAATAGAAAAGATGGATTCTGCAAATATTGTAGCGATCGAAATACATAAAGATGCGAATAAAGAACGATATGCATTTGGACAAAACCATATTGAAGATTTTAAAGAAATGACCTTTGATAGATTTAAAAAATATGGAGATATAACAAGTATCCAATTTGAACTAGAAGAAGATTATGTAAAAGAAGGGGGAGAACCTCGTAGGGAATATTATGATTATTATACTACTTGGTTTGGTGATAGCGAATATGAAAATGAAGCACAGAAAATATATCTGAGTAAAAGTGGAAACCTATATATTGTGATTGCAGATAAGAAAAATATTGAAGATTTCTTTTGTTTAGAAGATATTGAAGATGAAGAGTATATGGATTTTCATTTTGATATGCTTGATGTTGGAGATAAATATAGTAATCCAGACAGATATAAAACTGAAGAAAATCGTGATGAATTGTCTGTTTCATGTGAGGTGAAAATATGAAGATAGAGAAAAACAAACTTGTAAAAGTATTTTGGAAAAGTCCAAGATTTTCTAATAAATTAAGAATAAAAGAAACAAAAGGAATAATTTTGGATTCGATTGAAGTTGTGGAATGCGAACGTGGTATTTCAAATTTTCCTCATTATATAAGTGTAGAGGATAATGGCGATATTTTAATTACGCCGATTGGCACACAGGGCGTTTATTTTGTGACTGCTGAAAGAGCAATTAATGCGGATGTATTAGAGATTAAAGCAGAAGATTATATTCAACATTATGCAACAATGGGTGGGTCATTTGGATTTGTTTTGAAAGATAAAATTGATAATAATTCCGACGATTTCTTAAAGGTATTTTGAAGGAGAGTATATATGGGAAGTTTTGAAGATATTTTTGGAGACTATTTTGAAGCGTATAAGACCACATCACAATATAAAGATAGTTCTAAGATGGAAATCATGCTTCGTCGTCAGGAGTTTGAAAAGAACTTAGATGATATGTGGCTCAATTATAGCAGAGGGATGGTTGTACAATTGGTTAATTATAATAAGCAGCTTGATAGTATTAAAAGCTGCGGCTTGAAAGTGTTAAGGAATTCATCTGGTAAGCATAAGATTGTTGTTCCAAAGTAAGATAAATTATAATCTTCAACAAAAAGACTATGGGAGTTAATTATGAAAATCAAAAGAAATATAAGAAATGTAGCGATTGTACTGCTGATAATGTTTGTGTGTATTAAGTGTGTCAGCTGTATGGCATGGAGTGAAAATTATACATATGATCTACAATCAATAGATAACGAAGGTAATTACGTTTCATATAATACTGTATCGTCTAATACTCCGGCGCATAACTACGAAATTATCAATGTATGCTATGGAAACAGATTATACACATTAAAAGGTAGGGTAACTATCAATTATACAAATAAAACACCTTATATAAAAATAAAAAGAACTCATTTAGTGTATGGAGACGAATATGATTTGTATATTCCGAGTGGAACAGTTTTATACATGGATGGTGTGGGAACAAGATAAAATGTTTTATGCGAGGTGAACTAATGAAATTAGAGAATAATATATTGGCGGATGCAAACGTCAGCGAAAACATATGAAAAGGATTGGATCACATATGAGTAAAAATAGAATGAAAAAAGCAAATGTATTTAAAATTGGTGATTTAGTAGAACTTATCGAAGATACATATTTTTATAAAAAAGGAACACGGGCGGTTGTGATTAATAATAGTTCAGATGGAAATACAAACAAGATGGAGATTCGGTATGAAGGAGAAAAATATATCGGAGGAGATGTTGATATTGTTTTGAAATCTATGTTTAAAGTAATAAAACAATATAAAAAAGAATGTGAATTTACAAAACAAGATTATGAATTAATTAACGCAAGTAGAGATATCACTGGAATTTATAATTATTCAGATGAGTATTATTACAATAATTTTGTTTTGTAGAATAAAATACAATTTTCAAATAGTATGTTGGGGCAATTTTTGTTTTGAAAAAGATAGAGAAAAATATTGTTAGTTCTAAGGTGTTTTACGAGCTATCAGAAGAAGAACTTGATGAAATGAAAGCGGAATCAAGAGCAGCCGGTAGAAAAGATGTTGCAGAGTATATCTTTTATGCGCTCTCAAATTATGTTTATGAATTGAATATTGGTGGGGTAAATAGTTTTATGCATGAGTTAATACCGTTTTTGAAAAGAAAATCAGATGGTATTAGAAATCACGGTATGTATGACTTTTTTGAATGGTGTGAGAAGGAGAGAAGATGAGATTTAAAGGAAATATTATTATCACAGATCCATGTTATATCTGCAAAGAAAAGAAAGAGGTAGGAGAATATCCTAAAGCAAAAGATTACTTTTCTCATAGTAGAGAGAAATATTATCCAGATTACAGAAAAATGGATGAAAACGAAATTAAAGCGTTAGAAGAAGATACTGGATTTCCGGAGCAGTTTTTATTATATGAATGGACTCATAAATCAGATCAGTATGAAGAAGAAAAACAAAAATATGATGCAGCGCTTCAGGAATATAGAAAAAATAATGCTTCTGATTGGGAATTATGCAACTACGGAGAAGACATGGAAATGTTAGGAATCAAAAACTATATCTGTAGAGATACGTTGTATGGTGATTGGTCTTGCACGACTTATAATTCTGATACGCATGAAAAAATCGGACAGTTCTGTGCAGATGCTGGAATGGTTGGAGTATTTTTGCTAGATGAAGTTTTGAAATACAATCCAGACTTTAATTATCATATTGATCGTCCATGGACAACGACATTAATTAAAGATTTTGATGGAGAAATTGATTTTGAGGTTATTCATACAGAGGGCGTTTATGAAGACGATACAAAATTTCACAATAAAGGAGATAGATGGGAAGATGATTCTGTAATTGTTATTGGAAGAGGGAATATAAACTTTGAAACAAAACAGACTGGGTTTTAGAAAAAGGAGAACGTGAAATATGAAACACTATTTATATTATGTTGGTATGAAATACAAAGGCAACACCTTGGGGAAATGGGATTATGTGCAAACGCATATTATTGCGACGAAGGAGAATATCGAGAAAAGCATAAAAATGATAAAAAAGAATTGTTTGTATGATGATATGTATGCTCAATTAAAGGAATATAAATATTTTAAAATTAAAGAAGCGTCAAAAGAAGAAATTGAACGTAGTATTTACAATGAGAATTTCTTACGTCGCGCAGATGGAACAAAGGTGTGTACAATTCCAAGACATTTATTGTTGTATGATTTAGGGAAAGAATATGAAGGTAAAGATAATTAGTTTTAGACAAATTTGTGATACATAGTTTCAAAGACAACAGGATTTGAATTAAATAAGTGAGATTAAAATTGTGAGATCTGCTCATATGAAGTAGTCAGTAATATGTCTGATCCGGTTCACTTAGCCATGAGCCGTATAAAATTGGAAGGATGTGATATTGTGCAGGTATTAGCAGAAACAGAATATCAAGATTTATATAGAATAACAGATGGAGTTCTACTTGTTGTAAACAAATTCAAACCAATTAATTATGGGAAAGACAAGTATGTTTCATTGTTTGATCCAAAAGTTAAATCATACAACAAAGGATGCCAGAAACAGTTAAAGATTCTGAAAGAAGATTATTATTCAAAGTATGAAGATGTAACAGTGGCTCAAGGAACTGTTTTATATTATGGAAGACCTGTTGAATTGGCTCGTAAGGATGAATGGAATTATCAAATTAAAACAACAGGCGAAGCGTTAAGTGGTGATTTTGATGAAGTAACAGAATTGATAAATGAAATTCTGAAAAAGATGAATAGTAACAGAGAATAATTTTTTTGACGGTCATGAACGTCATTTGAAATATATTTTTTATTTAATTGAAACTCACGTTTCATAAGGGGGAAATAAAATGAAAACAAGATTGATTGATGCAGATAAGTTGGTTGATTCGTTAAGAGCAAGTATGAATCATGGACGCGAAACATTTCCAGTAGATCTTATTGTTGAAGCGATTGATGAGCAACCAACTACTAAATATATAGAACAAATATCCAGAGATGATATAGAGGATATATGTTTTAAATTAACATGTTATTACATAGCAACAACAGAACTATATGATAGATCATTGACTGATGAAAGAAGAGTAGAAGACAATACTGAGGCGTTTACATATTCAGATCCTAGAATCAGACGACTGTCTAATAAAAACGCTATTCTTATATATAAAATGATACAAACAATTGCAGAGTATAAATTTGGAATATCACGACTTGTCTTTAATAGAAGCTATAAAGAACAATTGAAAAGATGTGGCAATTTATCCGCACAGGGGTGGATAGATAAATATAATTTTCTCTGTGAAAATGGTGAAATGGATTTCATAAAATAAGAGGTGGATTAAATGCAAGAAAGTAAAAAAATATTTTATGACGTAAAGATTAAAGAAAGATATATGATGGAGGAATTATATAAAACTAAAATTAAACAGTATTTTACTGCATCAATTGTAGGCAAACTAGAGCATAATTTTTATTTTGAATTAAAAGATTCTGAAGAAATTTTAATTATTCCGTATTGTTATATTGAATGGTTATCACCAACGAAAGTAGATGATAAAGAGAAATTGGCTAAGTTCAGCAAAAGGGAAGTTCACGCTTATCAAAATGATGATGGAACTTATAAAGTAGAAATACTAGAAGATAAATTAATTACGGAAATTGAAAAAGCAGATATATATATTACTGTATATGCAACGAAAGATGGAAATAGAATGATTAGTTTTACAGAAAAAGAATAAAATAGAAATTCACTTTCAAATGGAGAAGAAGATGGTAGAAATTAAGATCAATAAAGTTGTCGATGCTTTAATCGAAATGAGCCAACTAATGGGTGTTGATTATAAAACAATTTGGGGAAAATATACTCATGAACTTATTACAGAACAGTTTACATGGGAAGAAGTGGAGAAGGAATTAAATGCAAGGAGCATGTAGTAATCAAATTGTAAAATGTATTATCTATACGAGTGATATGGATGTTGGGATAAATAAATTGTTAGAAATCGAAAAGGATAAAAACGAATCTGGAATTGAAACGGTATTTAAAGGCATCTCAAAATCATGTTATATCAGATCAGAAATTAGATTCAGTGACGGTGAAGAATGGATCACAGTTAATCCTAATGCCGGAGCAAGAGGATATAGATGGAGAAAAGCGTGGATTGATGCGAATAACACGACTATTTCTCAATTGTATTCGAATATTGTTCCGTGTGGAAGCGATTACCAATGGGAAGACTATAAACTTTTTAATTTGTAACAGTATGAAGTATAAAACAAAATTTGTTTTTCATTTGGAGAAAGTATGGGAAAGATAACTAAAGAATGGAGCAACAGTTTGAGTGGCTTTCAATCAGAAGAAGATGTTGTCGAATTTATTTTTGAGAGATTAAATACATCTGATTTTGAAGATAGTTTTGTTGTAGTTGGTAATAATAGAGAACCAAACGAATGCATTAAATTTAGTGCAGAAGATAAAAGAGAAGTATTATATGATTTTATGATGGATTTGGTAGAAAGAGCAAATAAAAATATTGCAAAAGAGAATAAATAAGTAGTAGTTATAAAAATAGAAGAAAGGATAAGCGTTCACATGTGAGTAAAGCTGCGCAGCTACCAAGGTGAACTAAAATTGAAAAATTATATTCCCCAAAAGGCAAGTTCGATTGAAGAGTTAATCAAAGATTGTCCCAAAAATCAAGTTATTCTTGATAATCTAATAAGAGCGTGGGCGATTATTAATAGTCCTAAATATAAAAAAATATTGTGTAGTATTTCAGGTGGATCTGACAGCGATATTATGTTGGATATTGTTTGGAGATGTGATAAATACAACAAGGTTGATTACGTTTGGTTTGATACTGGACTTGAATATCAAGCGACAAAAGACCATTTGGAATATCTTGAGAGAAAATATGATATAAAATTTATTCGCAAAAAAGCAATTAAGCCTATTCCTAAGAGTTGTAGGGATTATGGACAGCCTTTTATCTCCAAGAATGTAAGTGAATTTATGTCAAGATTACAGAAACATGAACTTCAATGGGAAGATGAAGAATTTGACACCTTAATACAGAAATATCCAAAATGTAAATCTGCTTTGTCGTGGTGGTGTAATGCAAAAGGAGACAAGTCTTCATTTAACATTTCAAGAAATAAGTATCTGAAGGAATTTATAGTTGAAAATCCACCTGAATTTAATATATCAAATAAGTGTTGTACATATGCAAAGAAAAAAATATCTCATGACATGATTAAAGAGAATGGATACGAATTAAATATTTTTGGAGTTAGAAAATCAGAAGGTGGAATTAGATCAGCAGCGTACAAGAACTGTTATGATAATACCGATGGTGATTATGATAATTACAGACCAATTTTTTGGTACAGAGATCAAGATAAGATTGATTATGAAAATGCATATGGAATTGTGCATAGCAAGTGTTATACAGAATATGGATTAAAACGCACCGGATGTGTCGGGTGTCCATATGGAAGAGATTTTGAGAACGAATTAGAAGTGGTTCAAAAATACGAACCGAAATTGTATAAAGCAGTATGCAATATATTCAAAGACTCCTATGAATATACAAGGAAGTACAAAGCGTTTGTTGAAGATATGAAAGGTTAATTTTAAGAGGTGAAAATTATGAGTCAATGGACACATGTGAATGCAAGTTTCCGATTAAATAGTATTGGCGAAATACCAGATGAAGAAATTATTGATATCTTTGGAAAACAAGTTGATTACAGAGGTATGAGCAATATTGAATATGATGAGAATTATGAGGTAAAAGACAAACATAAATATCTTCCAATGGGATCAGAAGGAACGTTGGAGATGAGCATATGGCATAATCCTGATAAATCATGTATGGCTTCAACAACTGTGTCAGTATTTGGTGATTTGAGAGATTATGGATGTTTTGATGAAATTGAGAAATGGTTTAATAAGTGCTGCGATAGATTTTTTGTAAGACAAGCAGTTTGTCAAGTTGAAGTTGAAGGAGTTGGAATAAAAGTGTTTCAGAATAAAGAAGGATGAAATTTAGGAGGTTAAATAATGATATGGTTGGGTTTAGGATTTGTTATTGGGGTGATTTTAATTATCCGAGTAATTTTTGACAAATACAATAGCTGGATAGAAAAAATTATAGTACCTATTTGTATCGCAATAATGTGTTTTATAATCAGTCATTTAATTTTGAGCTTGTCAAGTTGTATTATGGATGAATTTATAGAATTAGAATATAAAGTTGTTTCAGATAAAAAAATAGTTGCTTTAAAAGATAATCAAAATATATCTGGTAGTTTTTATATTACCGGAGGACGTGTAGATGAAAAATTATATTATTACTATTTTATAGAGACAGAATCTGGTATAAGACAAGAAAAAATCGATGCGGACAAAGTGTATATTAAATACACAAATGATGATCCACATATTGAAAGATACGAAAGTTTTTTTAAAAACGATAATTTATATTTATGGGGAATCCCAATAGATAACTATAAATATATCATTTATTGTCCAAAAGGTACTGTAAAAAATGAGTTTGAAATTGACTTAGAATAAAATTTTAAATAAAAGAATAGTTTCATAAAAAAAAGAGGAAAATAAATGTATCAAAATTGTTGTAAAAAATGTGGCAGCACAGATTTATATACTGATCAAAAGGGTAACAATACGGGATTGTATTGTAGTGATTGTGGTGCATGGATTAAATGGTTATCAAAAGAAGAATTAAGAGCATTTGATCATAGCAAAGATATAGAGGAAGAGAATATAAAAGGTTTGTCCAATACAAGAACATATTATACTCCAAAGTTGAATTTGGATAAGGTGGAAACAGTTGATGACTGTAAGAAAATTTTAAAATTTTTATGCGATTTTTTAAAACCAATTGAAGAAGGAATAACTTATAAAGGATTCGATGAGGTGAAAGAATATTTTGACAGTTAAAGATCTGATTAAAAATAAAGATTACGATTACATCTCATATAGATTAAAGATTCCAAAAGATAAAGAAAAATATTACGGAAAATCCATATTCATCGGTTGCGCTGCGAGTAAGGATGGGAAACTGATTTCCATGGATGGAGACACCTATGAAGAAGATGATACAGTCTTGGAATATGAAGAGTGGAGTAAACCAGAAGAGAATATAAAGAGTGGATTAACTGTGGTGGTAGATTGACAACAATAATAGGAGGAATATAGACTATGAATTTGGTTAATTTAAGGGTAAGAGCCGTAGGATATTATAGTTTTTCAAGGTATGAAGAAAATAGACTAGTCAAGAGTGAAACGTTCGAAAAGATATGGTGTAACCTAATTAACAATAAGGTTTGCATAACTGATTTAGACGGAAAAGGGAATAATTGTTATACGAACATTGAAGTTGATAATGTTATAAGCAAAGATATTGATATTCAGAAAACAGGATTGGATAGTTGCGATGGGTATCATTTAAGGGACGTTTTAGTTAAGGTATGCAATGAACACAATATTGATTTTTGTAAAGAAGAAAATGAAATTAATAGATATAAGGAAGGTTTAGATATGTATACAGAATTTGTGTGTTACATACCAAAAAGTAAAAAGAATGAACTAAACGAACTTGTATGTAATTTAATTAATTCTGACCAATGAGAATAAATGTCTTTTTACTATTGTAAAAATTACAGATTGTATAGTGAAAATGAGTGAATAAAAAGAGATAAATCTTGTATTTAAAAATTTTGTTATAAATGAGGTGACAAATTGACCGATTATCAAAAACAGTTAGTAACTGACAATCATAATTTGATCTATAGATTTTTACAGAAAGAAAAATTAAATATGGAAGATTGGTATGATTTGGCTGCAATTGGAATGTGTAAAGCAGCGAAAACATTTAATGAAGGAACGTCCAAATTTTCTACATATGCATTCAAATGTATGTTTAATGAAGTGTATAGCGAAAAGAAAAAAGAGTTACGTCAGAGGACAATCCCCAAAAATGAGATTCTATATTATAACACAGAGTACGAGAATGAATCCGGGAACAAGGTAGAATTTATTGACAAAATGCAATCAGATCAAAATGTTGAGAACGATTGCATTCATAAAGTTGCTCTTCGAAATGCATTTAATAAAATGAAAGAAAAACATAAACCTATCATCTCATTATTTTTACAAGGATATAAACAAGTGGAAATAATGAAAATTGCTGGATGTTCTCAGCCACATGTTTCGAGAGTAATGAAGAAATTTGTAGATGAATATGCGAGATGTTGAAATAAAAGGAGAATCAATTTATGCCAATAGTAAGAAGCGTAGATAGTGTACATATTGAATATACAATTCCATCAGATATTAAAATTTTGATCACAGATGATTTTTTGAATGAATTTTTATATCAACTTATTCGAATTGCAGGAATTTCACCGTACGACTTTGCAGACGAAGGAATTGAGTATGTGACGGGAACGTGCTCGTGGTATGCAGCTTTTGGAAAAGCTTGTATTGACACAGATAATAAGAAATTATTTGATTATAGAAATTCACTGGAATGGTATGATTCAGATATTTTTGATTCAGAAATAATTGGGGTTTTAATTGAGAAAGAATTCATCCTAGGATATAAGATTGATATTATCAAAAGAGAACTTGATGTTGAATTTGAAGATGTAGATGTGTGTGATAAATGCGGGATGCTAATGCGAACAGATATCCTTATTAAAAACGGAGAAGGATATATATGTCCATATTGTAAAGATGTAGATGATGGAGATAAATATGAAAATGGAACATCTGATTATTATAGGGAGATATGTAGAGAAGTAGACGAATATGAAAGAGAGGAATAGTAATTATGTATTGTGGATATATTACAACACTTAAAGGATTAAGAAAACATAGCAATGCTGATCGTTTACAGTGTGTAGAGGTATTCGGACAGAATGTGATTGTGGATTTGAGTTATAAAGATGGACAGAGGGTTGTATTCTTTCCGTCTGATGGACAGCTTTCTGAAGAGTATGCAAATGACAACAAACTCGTGAGAGTAAAGGACGAGAACGGAAATAACGTTGGTGGTTATATGGATCCAAATAAGAGAAATGTAACTGCAATCAGATTAAGAGGTGAAAAATCTGAAGGGCTGATTTTACCAATTGATACACTTTCGAAATATACTGATATTAATAAACTGAAAGATGGAGATCAAATTACAGTTCTTGGAGGACATGAGATTTGTAAAAAGTATATTCCAAGAGGAAATAAAAGAAGTAATATTAACTCTAATAAAAAGAAAGAGAAGTATAAAGAAAATATTTCCTATCCATTTTTTGAAGAACATAAAGATACTGCGCAGCTTGCATATAATTTAAATTCTTTTAAGCCTGGCGATACGATCTATATTACACGTAAGCTTCATGGAACTTCTGCTCGTACTGCTAAGACATTAAAAATCACAAAGAAGAACAATAAATTGAGAGAATTATTACATATGAAACAGAAACAGACAAAAGAAATTTCTGTTGTGTCTGGAAGTAGAAGAGTTGTAATTAAAGATTTGAATAGCACAGATGGATATTATTCTGATAATGCATTCAGAAAAAATATCATGATTTATTAAAGGATAAATTACCTGAAGGATGTGAAGTGTTTTACGAAATTGTAGGATATGTAAATGAGACTACACCAATTATGGGTTCTGTATCAAATTCAAAAGTCAAAGATAAAGAGTTTACAAAGAAGTTTGGTAAAGAGACAACATTTTCTTATGGTTGTCAGCCAGGAGAATCTGAGATGTATGTTTATCGTATGACTATGACAACCGGTGATGGAACAGCAATGGAAGTTCCTTGGGAAGTGGTTAAAATTTGGTGTGATAAACTTGGTGTAAAATATGTTCCAGAATTAGAAAAATTTATTTATACAACAAAAGAAGATCTAATGGAAAGAGTGAATAAATATTTATCTGGTATGCCGGCAGACGAAATTGGAAGAACACATATTGCTGAAGGTGTGGTTGTACGTATTGATAATAGAGAATCATTCACAGCTTATAAGGACAAAGTGTTTGAGTTTAAGGTAATTGAATCAATTATTAAAGATACTTCAGATGTTCCGGATATGGAAGAGGCTGAAGAACTGATGGAGGAAGCAATGTAAATGAAGCCCAAATTATTTATTATGTGTGGACTTTCTGGAAGTGGAAAGTCCAGCATTGCAAAAGATTTAGCTAAAACGAATTAAGGGGGATGAATAAAATAACAAAAAGAAAAATTTATTGTGGTATATATATGATACGGAATAAGATTAATGATAAAAAATATATAGGGCAAAGTGTTGATATATGGTATAGATATAGAAATCATTTAAGTGAATCATACAATCGAAATTGTAATAAAAAAGCATACAATATGGCAATTCATAAAGCTATAAGAAAATATGGAGAAAATAATTTTGAGATTATAGTTTTGGAAGAATGTTCAGAAGAAAAATTAGATGAAAGAGAAATTTATTGGATTGATTATTATGATACTTATAATAATGGTTACAATCAAACAATAGGAGGAGATTCTTTTGTAAAAAGGATTGACAGAAATAATATATACCGTCTTTGGGACGATGGGAATAGTGTTAGTGAAATACATAAAATAACTGGACATAATAAACATAATATTATTTATATTTTAGAAGGATATGATTCTTATTCATCAGAAGAAAGTAGAAGACGGGGCATAAAGGTGTATTCAAAAAGTAATAGTAAACGTGTGTATATGTATGATATTAACGGAAAATATATATGTGAATTCAGTTCAATTACAGATGCTTCAAAGAAAACTAATACATCACATGGAGATATAAGTGCTTGCATTCATGGACGACAAAAATCAGCTAACAATTATATGTGGAGTTTGGAAAAGACAGATAATATTGGAGAATATAGTGCAACAATGACTAATAAAAAGAAGAAAGTTTTAAAATATGATTCCGAAAATAATTTTATAGAAGAGTTTGATTCAATTACTGCTGCAGCCAAGTCCGTCGGATTAAAAGGATTGTCTGGAATAATTACATCATGTAAAAATGGAAGTTTGTGTCGTGGCTACAAATGGAGATTTAAAGATGACAATAGGGGAAAAGCAGCATAATAAAACATATTTGGCGAAGAAAAATATAACATGTTATTAAGATTTCATGAGTGTGATAAAGCGAGGTGTGAATAATGAGAAAATTATCTGAAGAAAATTTAGATACAATTAGACAATATAACAAGAATTTGAGTGAATTATATTTAATGGTAGAAAATGGATGTCAATCAGATATTACTGTAGTCGATATGACAGAATGTATGGAGTGTATTTGTTCATTGATAAAAACAAATACAATGGCTAATACATCTACTGATATGCATAAACAAGATATTGAAATTTTACGCGAGATTATTTGTGATCAGGCAATTAAGATTCAGAAACAGAAGAAAGAAATGGAGCGATTTAAATATGAAGATTTGTACAGGAGCATGTAAAAAATGTAGCGAAAAACCGGAGCCAGAGTGCGGAGAGATTTGTAGAGAGATGGCTGAATTGCAACTTGATTTATTAAATGAGATTCTTCTTACAGAACTCACAGAAAAGCAGGCGGACTTAGTAAATAAATGGTGTCATTTATAAAAATAGGAAGGATGACTGATTATATGAAAATTGTATCGAATAAGAAAATGATGACAAATGTAATGAACATTAAATCAGGACATGTATTTTGCTTCAGAGAAACTTACTATATGAAACTTTCAGATATCGGAGAAAATTGTGCGGTGAATTTATTAGATGGACTTGTTTACAGTAACTCATTCTTTAAGTCGGATGTCTATGAAGTTTATGCAGAACTACATGTAAAAGATAATCCTAAAGATAATAATGTAATCGTGCAAGAATAATTTGAAAGACAGCTTTCATTAACAGATTACGAGTGGTCAGTAGAACATATTTGTAAGAATTTAGATATTTTTAAAACGATTCATGATTTGTCAGAAAGAGATATTGATTCTTATAGAGAATTTATCCTAGGTATGGACAATGTAGTAAATATCGAGACGAGAATTTACCAGGGACAGATCCAGTGGAAATACGAAGATAAGAAAAGATGGAATTATATTGAATTGTAAGGAAGAACAAATGAACAAGTCAAATGAATTAAATCTTGGTTTTATACTGCAGTAGAACGGAGGTGGATTTTAGTGATTATTGTATCGTGGATTTTTGTAGGTTTTCTTTCATGGCTGTTTTTGCTTCTTAGTACTTTAAGGAAAAGTGAATATAACAAAGAAGATTTAAAGGATTATTTTAATGTAAGAGATTTATTATGTATATGTTTATGCGGATGGTTTTCACCTGTAATTATATTTGTAATTATATTACTTTGTTACATAGCTGATAAATTTGAATCACGAAAGTGTAGCTTTCGTGAATGGTTATACGATATTCTTTATAAAATAGCGAATGTTGGAGTAAATCAAAAAGAGAATAAGAAAAAAGAGGACTAATTATGCTGGTGAGATCAGAGAAAACTTGTAGGACAGTTCAGGACGCAGTTGATTTTATTATGGATGAATGTAAAAACAAAGACATGCACATTGACCGTCTTGTAAAAGAGAATAAAAGACTGACAGACAAATATAGCAAAGATGAAGAAATTCAGAAGATGAATCAACAGTTAGATAATATGAGAGAAGATCTTCGGCGCGGATTCCCAATTACAAAGATTGAAAATGAGAGAATTAAGAAATGGAAGAATGAACACGAAGAAAAAGTTCATGGAATTACAAAATATTCTAAAAAGATGAGATATGGTGGGGCAATTGGCGGAAGCTATACATATAAATTTACGCCAACATCAATTGGAGTGTTTGGAACAGTTGAGTGTAGCTGCGGTGAGCACTTTGATTTTTCGGAATTATGATTAAATAAAATGAAATAAATTTAATATGTATATAGCTTTATTATTTTTTGACTAATTTTTGTTATAGATATTATAAAACATATAGATAAAAGGAGAATAGAGAATGAAGGAAGATTTTTATAAAGTAAAGACGACTTATAATCTATGTAAGGAGATGTGCAGTGGAATTGGATTAGAAATTTCTAAATCATCTGTATACGAAGATAATAATAACATTGAAATTTCTAGTTTTGAAATTTTATTTCCAAATAAAGTAATTAGAGTTGATTTTAGTGATAACACACAGGAGAAAGTTGTTTGTGATGACAAGGACAAGTTTGATTTACAGAGAGGTTTATTTGTTGCTTTATCAAAAAAAATGTATAAAGACAAATATACATTAGAAGGAATTGAGCATATGGCAACAGAACTTTCTTACCAAAAGAAATATGTAAAGATGGTCGATAAGGCAATTAAAGAACATGATAGAAAACTTGTTGAAGAAGAGAATAAGAAACATGAAGAAGCAATGAAAAAGAGACTTGCTCATGAGCGAAAAGTAAAAAGAGATAAGAAAAAACGTGAGAGGATGATTAACATTCAAAAAGAAGCGTATGTACGCGCCATGAAAGAGATTGGTGATTTACATAAAGAAAGAGGAGAAAAAGGAGAATAGAAAATGTGGGTAGTATTTTTACTTGCAGCAATGGGATTTGCGGTTGCTACCTTGTTGGTAATTTACATCGGAAATAAAGTTGTGAATGCAATGAAAAAAGATGATGCAAAATTGGACAAGGATATCAATAAAGAAAACACAAACGAAAAGGAGAATGTAGCACATGAGTAAAAAGGGATTAGTATTGGGAGTTGTTGTAGCTGTAGCAGTTGTAGGAGGAGTGTTTACTGTTAAATCTGTAGAGAGAATTGGAACCGGTAAATTAGGAGTGCAGTATTCAGTAAATGGGATTAAAGAAGAGACATTGTCCGAGGGGGTGGCATTTTATTAATCCATTCTTAAAGATTAAGGAATTTTCCATTGGGAATGAACAGCTTGTACTTGAAAAGGGCAAAGAAGATAATTCAATTAAGGTTGCTACTTCAGATGATGCAAGTATTTCAGTAAGTTTTCAGATGTCGTATCGGTATAAACCAGAAGAAGTAGTTTCTACATATAAGAAGTTCCGCGGTATGGACGGAGAAGACATCGTTGATCAGAGAGTGAAATCCGTACTCAAATCGAAAATTTCAGAAGTGACATCTGGATATTCCATGATGGACGTATATTCAGGAAGTCGTACTGAAATTAACAATAAAATTACAGAATATTTAAATGAAGTATTTGGCAAAGAATATGGAATTGAAGTGCTTGACGCGTCTATTATTGATGTTCATCCGGATGACAAATTAAAGGAATCTATCGATGCTAGAGTTAAAGCGCTTCAGGAGAAACAGCAAGCAGAGGCGGAGCAGGAGAAGGTAAAAGTTCAGAAAGAGACTGAAAAAATTCAGGCAGAAGCAGATGCTCAGATTGAAATTACAAAGGCGAAAGCTGAAGCGGAGGCTAACAGATTAAAATCAGAATCGATTACAGACGAACTGATCAGAATGAAAGAAGCAGAAGCTCATATGGAACATGGATTTGTAACAGTCAATGGAGCGAATACTGTTGTAACGGACAAATAAGAGAATAATATATTAGCTGCATATGGTGTCACAGCTATATGCAGTATTCCAAAATGGCAAGTAAAAGGAGAATGAGATTTGAAATCTATTTATGAAGTGAGCAAAAGATTGGTAATAAATGAAGAAATGTTTGTTTACATATCTGATGGTGATTTGAGATACAGATACATAGAGGACAAAGGTGATATGTACGATACGAAAGAAGTTGTTGATGTTGATTCTATTAGAAAAATGATAATTGATGAAATTATCCCTTGGTCAAAAATAAAAAAATCTCTTATAAAAAAGGAAGAAGTATTTAGTTTTTGGGACGAGGACGAGTTTGTCGTTAAGATAAAAAGTAAAAAAATACAAAATGCATATATACACACCCTTTTTAGTAAAAGGAATAAAACGTTTACATTTGAAGATGCAAAAAAGAAATTGCCATTAGATGAGTTTGTTGAGTATTTAAGGGAGCAGGATCAAAAGATTTTTTAAATGAAACTTTCGTTTCGTAGGAGGTGAATAATATGTCAGTACCATCAGGGTTAGATTTTAGTAATGTAAGACATGTAAGAGTTTGGCATGAACAGTTTGAAGCTATTAAAAATAAAGGTGAATTCTTAATTGTAGAAGATAAGACTAATGGCAAATGTGTATCATTCACAAGAGATTATCCTGAAAGTCGTGAACAAGATGAGTCTTATTTAAAATTAAAGAAGATATTAGAAGACACAAGAGAAATTGTAAGACATTTAGAAAAGAAAAGGGAGAATAAAATTATGAGTAGCGAAAAATTTATTAGTTTGTGTAAAGAAAATGTAGTGGAGTATTTTAATGAACATTCAGATAAAACAGATAATGTACTTATCACACAAGAAGATGTATACGTGGTTTGGTACTGCAAGACGCTGCAGAACCATAAAGCATTGTTAAGTACAAATATTTCTGATGGCATGTATTATGAGCTTACATATAACGGGGATAAAAATGAATTATACCTGGATGCTTATAAGAAATGGCAGAATGTAAAAATTGATTTGAATGAAGAGGAGTTTAAGTATGGAGAATAATATTACCGTAAATATGGAGAATCTTTCAGAGGAAGAAAGAAAACAGTTGATGAAGCTGATTCAAAAATCTAACGGGTCAAAATGGAAGGTGTGTAAGCCTAAAAACAATGAAAAGTATTTTTTCATATCTGGATGTGGTGTAATTAATAGCTTTAGGTGGATTAATGATTCTACAGATAATGGTTGTTATGGAATTGGTAATTGTTTTAAAACAGAAGAAGAAGCGGAGTTTGCTTTAGAAAAAGCAAAAGTAGAAACAGAGATTCGACGATTCGCAGAAGAGAATAATGAATACGAAATTGATTGGACAGATGAGGATCAAGAAAAATGGTGTATGTACTATTCTTATATGGATGGAGACGTATATTTTACAGATGCATATTGTCACAAGAGGAATGATATTTATTTTTCATCCAAAAAGATCGGGGTACAAGCGGTTGACTCTATTGGGAAGGAACGCTTAAAGAAATATTATTTTGAAGTTGAGGATTGATTATGTGGGTTAGCAAGATGGAATATGATGCATTACTTCAAACAGTAGAAGATACAAATAAATTAGTTAGAGAAATTTATAGTGATATTTGGTACTATACTCATCTTTACGAAGACTTAAAAGAACAGTTTGATGAAATTAACAGACATTTTAGATACGGAAACGAAAAAGGCATCGTTGTTGTTAATCCAAAAGGAGATCATTTTGTAGAAACAGATAAAGGAAGAAAATGCGTTCATGATTGTTTTTACATCTATAAGAATGGTAAAGAATATAAAGTAAAAGGCGTTCTTTTAGGTGGAAGAGATAATGATCCGGGAGCTATTTTTGAAGCCGAACAGGATATAGATGATGTGGATATTATTAGGCTGAAAGAAACTTATATGGATAAGCATAGAGAGAAGCATGTTAATAAATATGTAATTAACTTAAGAAACTGCAATTGTGTAAAGATTTAAAACGGGGGATGCTATGAAAAAGAATTTTAAAATTACAGGATTCTCAGCATTTATATTTATCAGCATTCTGTTCTCCATTCAGTGTTTGCTTGTATGTGAAGCAATGAAATTATTAACGTTGATTTTACCTATTGACTTTAACCTGGAATTAACAGTTACAACATTTGTAGTATGTAAGGCATTTCAGGTTATTGGATATTCTGTTAGATCTATGGAATAAAAAAAACGAAAGAGGTGTTGGGGTAATTGTGGGTTAGCAGAAAAAGATTTGAAGAGTTGGAAGAAAAGTGTAATAAACTAGAAAAAATAAAAGAAGATATAGATCGTGTAAAAAGAATTATGAAGTATGCAAAGAATAGTGAATTAACTTATGTAGATCAAAAGCGTTATGTATATGTCTACGATACTTTTTGTAGCAAAAATCCATATTATGTTTATTTAAATAATAATGAATATGAAATTTCAGTACCATGTGGACAGAAAATATTTGATGTTAAAAAAACTAAAAGTGACAATACAATTATTGTTATGTGTATACAAAACACGACAGATAATGATCCGGTTTATTATAATTATCTTGTCGATTTAAAATCGGATAATAAAGTATGCATTACATTGGATGAAGTAAATAAATTGAAAATTTAGTTTTATTAAGGAGGACGAAGAATAATGGGAGTAGAATTTTATACATGTGACAATTGCGGAACAACATTTCCAGATTGTGGGGAATACGTATCATGTGAAACTTGTTTGACAAAATGGTGTTGTGATGAATGCGCTGAAGAAGATGGTTATGTGAGAGAACATTGTAAATTGCATCCAGATTTAGATGATTATGACCTTATGTATGAATATAGAAAAAAACATTGTAAATACGACAGTTGTACAGACTGTGAGTATTATGTGCCGGATAGCTGCAAGTATTGTAGAAAAGAAGATTATCCTGACAATTTGTTACTGGATTATTGTATGGAATTATTCGGTGTTACAAGAGATCAGTTAGTTGAGAAATATAATAATAGGTAAAGAGTATGAATCTGAAACAAATTAAAGAAACAGTAAAACAACAAGAATATGATTTCTTAAAAGAGAATGAGCACTTAGGCAACAATATTATATTACTTACGCTTGGCGGCAGTCACGCATATGGAATGGATATCAATACAAAAGAATATTGTAGTGATATTGATGTAAGAGGAATTGCGTTAAACAGTAAAAAAGAAATCCTTCTCGGAAAAGACTTTGAACAGGTTGTAGAGATTGATACAGATACAACAGTTTATTCATTCAATAAAATTTTACAATTACTAAAATCAAATAATCCTAACACTATTGAAATTTTAGGATGTAAACCTGAACATTATTTATATTTGTCTGATGTTGGAAGAGAATTATTAAATAATAGAAAAATGTTTTTATCTAAGATTTGTATAAATTCTTTTGCCGGATATGCGTCCAGCCAGTTACGACGCATGGAAAACAAAGCTGCTAGATTAGTTGGACAGGCACAAAACGAAGAGTACATTTTAAAATCAATCAATAATGCAAGCTATGACTTTAAAAACCGTTACTTCCCAATGAGTGATGGATCACTCAATCTTTATACAGATAAAGCAGTGCAGGAAGGTTATGACACTGAAATTTTTATGGACATTGATTTAAAGCATTATCCACTAAGAGATTGGACTGGTATGTGGAATGAGATGAAGGCAATTGTAAGCAGCTATAACAAAATCGGTAGGCGAAACGAAAAAGCAATGAACAAGGACAAACTTGGAAAGCATATGGCTCATTTGATCAGATTATACATGATGTGTATTGATATTCTTGAAAAAGAAGAAATTATTACTTATCGAGAAAATGAACATGATCTACTTATGAGCATACGAAACGGAGAATATTTAGATAGTAACAGGCAGCCAACTTCTGAATTTTATGACTTGTTAAATGAATATGAAAAACGATTCTATTACGCTAAAGAAAATACTTCGTTGCCAAATGTACCGGACTACAAGAGAATCGAAGAGTTTAAAATGTATGTAAATGAACGAATTGTGAAAGGAGATATATA